TTCCCAGACGGCGGCGAGTCTGTGGCACTGATGATCGACCGCACCGTGCTGCTGGCGCAGCAGTTAAGCGTGAAGGAGTGGGGACGATGACTGCACACGAAACTGGCGTGGCCCCGTGTCGTGACGCACAACAGGAGAACGGCAATAGCTAGCACAACCCTACCCCCAGGACTCGCCAGAGCGGCGGAAATCGTGCAGGAAGAAATCGAGCGCGCCGAGGCGCTGCTGAACGTGGAACAGGCCGGCAAGCCGCTGTTCGACCGAGAGCAGACGGAAGCCGGAATCTGCGCCCTACGCGTGGTCGCAGCGGCCATTCGGCGGGAGATTGCCGATAACTACCGACCGGGTGAAGAATCTCGCGAGCAGATGGCGGCACAGTACGTGCGCGAGTCCGGCAAGGTTGTTCACTCATCCGACTGCGCAACCTCAGTGGCCCCAGCTTTTGAACCGGGGCCATGTGACTGTAGCGAGCCGCAGCCCACCACCCCTGGCGCGCCGGAGGGTGCGAGCGGCCTGTCCGACTTCATCCGCAACTGGTCGCCGGAAGCGAAGGCCGAGGTTTACGCCAAAGTCATGGACAAGGTTGCCGCGCAGCAGCAGGCAGTGATTGATGGCGTGGCTGTGGGTGCGCCGACTGAGCCGCTGCCGCATTGGGAGCCGTGCAATCCGGGGTGTGACCCCGAGTTCAACGGGCAGCGATCCCGACATTGCGCCAAGCTGTGCCACAACGCCCGCGAGGCGCTCGCCGCCGCTGGCGTAGCTGTGGGTGCGAAGCCGTGGGAGATTCCGGGCCCGGACCAAACCAACCCGCCGCTGCCGCGCGACCTTGATCCTGCAGTGCCGCACTCAGAGGGCAATTCCACCGATGGCGTGAAGGAGGGTTCGTGATGCGCTGGACATGGTTCATTGAACGCGAAGACCAGTGCTGGCCCGAAACATTCGCAACGCCCGCCCAAGCCATCGACGCGATGGGCGAACGGCAGAACTGGGACAGCCAGGAGGTGGACATTCCTGCTCGCATGGCCGTGCTCGGGATGTTCCTGGCGTCGGTGCGCGTAACGGTCGAGCCGGTGATGGTGCTGCGACCCCATGGCGTGCCGGTGGATTGCCATCACACGTTTCCACCCGCACCCACTGATGGGGCCGGAGGTAAGACGGAATGATCGCCCCAAGTCTCGGCAGCGTGCCGATCAACCTGCCGGTCCTGTTGGAGACCCGCATGCTGATCCAGGCGAACAGCGGCGCCGGCAAGAGCTACACCTTGCGCCGGATCCTCGAGCAGACTGCCGCCGGCGTGCAGCAGTTGGTGATCGACCCCGAGGGCGAGTTCGCCAGCCTGCGTGAGAAGTTCGACTACATCGTGTGCGCGCCCCATGACGCCGATGCGGTGGCCACGCCGCAGACGGCCGCCGCGCTGGCCCGCGCGCTGTGGGAGTCGGGCACCTCCGCCATCCTCGACATCTACGAGCTCAAGGCGCACGAGCGGATCCTGTTCGTGAGGCGCTTCCTGGAGGCGCTGATCAACGCGCCGAAGAAGGTCTGGCACCCGACGCTGGTGGCGATCGACGAGATCCAGATGTTCGCGCCCCAGGTGGGCAGCGCCGAGAGCCTGGCAGCGGTGATCGACCTGGCCAGCCGTGGCCGCAAGCGCGGGCTGGCGCTGGTGGGCGCGACACAGCGCCTGTCCAAGCTGCACAAGGATGTAGCCGCGGAGCTGCTGAACAAGATCATCATGCGCACCGGTTTGGACGTCGACGTGCAACGCGCCGCCGACGAACTGGGCATCGCGCGAGCCGGCGCGGCCCAGACGCTGCGCGAACTGCAGCCCGGCGAGGCCTTCGTGTTCGGCCCGGCGCTGACGCGCGCCGTGGAGCGCACGAAGGTCGGTCCGGTCGCCACGTCCCACCCGAAGACCGGGCAGCGCGGCATGGTGGCGCCGCCGCCGGCATCCAAGGCGGTGCTGGCCAAGCTGACGAAGCTGGAGGGTCTGCAGCGGGAGGCGGAGCAGGAGGTGCGCACCGTCGAGGAACTGCGCGCCGAAGTGGCGAAATTGCGCGGCCAGCTGACGCGGTCGTCACAATCCGCCGGCGTCCCCTCTGGAGAGGTGCAAAAGAGAATTGACGAAGCTGTGGCCCGGGAGCGCGAACTCGCCATAAAGCCGGCGGCGCCGATCATCAGCAAGGCGCTGGTCGCCGGCGTGGAGAAGATCGCCGCAGGCCTGCAGGCGGTGCAGGCGGAGCTCGCGGCTGCAGGCGGTGCAGGCGCACCAGCAGCACCCCCTGTGCGACAACAGCACACCCGCGCGCCGGCAGTCGCCGCCGCGGCGCCGGGGCCGGTCTCGGCCGGCGTCACGGCATCGCAGCAGCGCCTCCTGGACGCCCTCGCCTGGTGGGCAGCCGCGGGCGTCGAGCAGCCGACCCGGCACCAGGTGGCCTTCGTGGCGGGCTACACCGTCAACGGCCACTTCAACAACCAGTGCGGCGAGCTGCGCACGCGTGGCCTGATCGACTACCCCACCGGCGGCGCGCTGGGCCTGCTGGCGCTGGGCCGCGCGGTGGCGAACAAACCGGACGCCAAACCGACGCGCGACAACCTCGTGCAGCGCGTGCTCGGCGTGCTGAAGGGCGAGCCGATGCGTCGGGTCTTCACGGTTCTGGTCGAGGCCGGCGAGCCGCTCACGCGCGAGGAGCTGGCCAGCCGCGCCGGATACACGGTGAACGGCCACTTCAACAACATGTGCGGCGCCCTCAACGGCATCGGCGTAGCGGAATATCCGGGCAAGGGGATGGTCGGCCTGGCCGGCATCTTTCGGGGGCTCGCGGCCTGACCCGTATGAGCAGTACCGGTTTCCTTGACGATGCCGCAGTGCGGAAACTCACTGGCCGAGCTTACAAGAGCCGCCAGATTGAGTGGCTGCGCTCCGAGGGGATACCATTCCGCGTGAACGCCACCGGGCATCCGGTGGTGACATGGGCCGCCGTGGAAGGCCGCAAGGAAGCCGCCAGCGCGGCGCAGGCGCAGGGCTGGACGCCGAGAGTGATTGCCGGAGGAACGTAATGGGGCGAAAGCCGACCCGCTGGACGAACCTTCCCAAGGGGATGCGCGCTCGCCCGCGCGGCAACCTGGTGCACTACTACCTGGACACCGGCGCGAAGCCGCGACGCGAGATTCCGCTGGGCAGCGATTACGTGCAGGCCGTCGCGAAGTGGGCCGAGCTCACCAGCAAGCCGGCGCCCGCGAACCCGGCCGGGCCCGTGACGTTTCTTGACGCGCTGAACGGCCGCGGCAAGTGCGAGGGGTACCGAAAGGACGTGCTGCCGCTCAAGGCACCCCGCACGCAGCAGGACAACGAGGAAGAGCTCGTGTGGCTGCTCAAGTTCTTCGGCGAGCCGCCCGCGCCGCTGGACAGCATCGAGCCCGTGCACGTCACGCAGTACCTGCGCTGGCGTGTGAAGGCGGCTAAGACGCTCGCTGAGGAAAGGAACGCCGCGCGGCGCACGGCCGGCAAGCCCGAGCAGCCGATCGCGGTGGACCTCGGGCACGTGCGCGCGAACCGTGAGAAGGCGCTGTTCTCCCACGTGTGGAATTACGCGAGAGAGGAAGGGCTCACGAAGCTGTCGAACCCCTGCGCCGGCATCAGCGGCTTCGAAGAGGAAGGCCGTGACGCCGCGCCAGACGACGTGCTGGTGGGACGCGTGCTGGCCCACGCGGACAAGCCATTGGAGTTCGCCATGCGCTTGGCCGACATCATCGGGCAGCGCCCTTCTGATGTGCGGCGCTGCAGCGAGGTGCACATCCGCGGCGAAGTGCCTGGCGGGATCCTCGAGGTGCGGCAGGGCAAGACGAAGATGAAGCTGCGCATCGTGATCGCGGGCGCCCTCGCCGACCTGATCACGGAGATCCGGGCCTACAAGCGCCAGGTGGCGCTGCGCCGGCGTGAGGCCGGCAAGCCGGTCGTGCACACGATGATGCTGCTGGTCAACGAGGAAGGCGAGGCCCTCACGGAGGCGATGCTCCGCTCCCGCTTCGACGAAGCGCGCAAGCGCGGCGGCGTGCAGAAGGACCTGTTCCAGTTCCGCGACTTCCGCGCCAAGGTGGGCACCGAGACCGACGAAGCGGAGGGCACGCGCGCCGCCCAAGCAGTCCTCGGGCACACCACGGAGAGCATGACGGTGCGGTACATCCGGAACAAGATCGGCCGGAAAGTGACCCCGCGCAAGTAGCGTTTTGCGGAACAACCCCGCATTTTTGCGGAAGTCGGCGGCAATTCGCTATTGAATCTGTAGCGCGAAATCTATTGCTGGTGCCTCGACCCGGGATCGAACCGGGACGCCGCTATTACACGGCGGCGGATTTTAAGTCCATCGAGAATTCGTTGCGGATCAAGTACTTACGTTCAAAGCTATTCCGCAAAGCGCCAATATCTGGCGAATTCTTTCAGAGGGAAGCCATTATCGCCTGACCGTTTTGCGGAACAATCGGCAGCCATGCGCCAAGTCGAATACTTCCGCTGGTGGGTCACCGCCCCGGGTCGGCGCCGGCCGTACCTGACCAGCTTCCCCATGGACGCCGAGACTGCGGCGCGGCAGTACCCTGGAGCCAAGCCGGAGTTGGCCACGCGCCAGATGCGCGACCTTCCGGAAACCGCCGAGGAGCAGCTCACGGCCATGTACCGCTACCAGTCGGCCGGCCACGACAGCGTCAAGCCGCCGGCGAAGGGGTAGGGCCTGATGGAGCGCCGCGTCCCTTCCCGCCTGCCGGACCCGCCCTGGGGCGTGGCGGTCTACCGATCGAACCCGGAAGACCACGGCCAGCTTGTTCGCATCACCTTCCAGGAGGGCATGCACGTCGCCGAGGTCATGGGCGGCGAGGATGCTGGGCTGGTGATCGTGGTGCGGGACATGCAGGAGCCTGTTCGCGCTTGAACCAGTCCAGGGGGATGTTCCCCGGCTCGGCGTGCAGCGCTCGCGTCATCACGTCGCCGCCCATGTCGCGCACCCAGCACCCGGACCAGGTGCGCGCTCCCTGCGTGACGTGATATTCCTTGGCCGGCGGCACTCCGTCGGTTTCGAGCTGCAGCGCGAGCTGGGTCAAAACCAGTACCCACCCATTGGTCCACTGTGAATTCGGCGGCGTCTGGGGTAGATTGGGCCTTCCAATCAGGGAAGGCTCAGCATGGGTACAACGAACGACCTCTACGTCGGTGGCCGCTACCTTCAACAGCACCAGACCTGGCACGTTGAGGATTCCCCGTGGAAGGCCCGGCAGATCATTCGCATCCTGCAAAAGAACAACGTCGCGCCCAAGTCGGTCGCGGAGGTTGGTTGCGGAGCCGGTGAAATACTTGCCCAGCTCTCCAATGCCATGCCCGATGCTTCGTTCGTCGGCTACGAGCTGAGCCCGCAAGCCTTTGCGCTGTGCCGTACCCGCGAATCGGCCAAGGTGACGTTTCGCCTGCAAGACATCCACGCTGACCCGGAAACCTTCGACTGCCTGCTGTGCATCGATGTCTTCGAGCACGTCGAGGACTACATGGGGTTCACCCGCGCCCTGCGTGGGAAAGCAAGGTATGTCGTGTTTCACATTCCGCTGGAGGTGACCGTGCTGTCCGTCCTGCGCGGCACCCTGCTTAGCCAGCGCAAGGGTTCCGGACACCTTCACTACTTCACGCTCGACACCGCGCTTGCGACCCTGCGCGACTGCGGATACACGGTGATCGACAGCGCCTATACAACGCCATTTCTTGACTTCCCCGCCACGACCCTGAAGCGCAAGATCGCCAAGCCCTTCGTGCGGGCGATGTTCGCCGTCGCGCCGCACCTCACCGTGAGGGCGCTGGGCTTTTGCTCGCTGCTGGTCCTGGCTCATACTTCGTAGAAGTTGCCGTTGACCGCGACATAGAACACCGGCTGATAGGCGGTGAGCACCTTGCTAGCTGCGCTCTTGTTCACGAACCTGCCGGACGCAGCAGCGGGGGCTACTGCGTGCGAGATCGTGATATTCCCGTTGATGTCCGTCACACTCACAATACCGCTCACCGTCTGGTCGGCAAGACCAGTGTTGATCGCATTTACGGTGGTTGGTGTCGCGTAATTCAACTGGTAGTGGTTCGCCCCCACGGTCAGTGTCCCACCGGAGGTGATGATGACTTCCTCCTGCTGCATGGGGCCGTAGTGCCGCACGCCACCCTTAGCGGTCGCATCACCAAGCTGCAACCGATCCGTGCCGTACCCACTGATCGGGTATGCGGGGTTCACGGAGCCATTCCCCAGCAACAGCGCCTTGACGTTGTTCAGGTCCCAGCGGAAATACTTTCCGCCCATGATGGTGCCGAGGTGGTAGAAATTGGCGAAGCCGTTGTCTACGATCCAGCTCACGAACGGGGCCGTGTTCACCAGTGCACCACCACCGCCGTGAATTTGGTTGCCGGTCGCAGTCGGGGTAAACGTGATGAACCCCGGGATGGTCGTGCCGGACTCGAACCGGCAGTTCACCCACACGTTGCCGCTCGACTCGCAGTAGATGGCCAACTCGGAAGCGCCACGTTCCAGATCGACGCCGACGAAGGTGTTGCCGTTCGCCTCCACCCCGGGCATGTAGAGCTTGTAGCAACCCACCATCGTGTACGCGCTATCAATGCGAATGCCGCCACCAATGAAGGTGTTTTGATTGACGCCCCAGCCGACTCCAGCAAGGAAGTCGACGCCCTTCTTGTTGTTCGCGATGCGGCCGAGTCGGAAGGTGTTGAGGAAGACGTTGTACGCAACCGCTTCCAGCTTGATGCCAGTGGCGAACGACAGGACGGCAGGGAAATAGATGTCGTCGTGCGAAACATCAACCAGATGCACGCCGATAGAAGTGCTGTCCGTGCCGCTGTACCAGCCCGGCGGTTGCAGCGGAGAGCGACGCACCACCGGCAGCACCATCGACCGCCCGCGCAGCGTTGAGAATGCCTGCCCCTCGATCTTCAGCGCCGTGCCGCTGCCGCTGTACAGGAACTCCGCGCCGGTTGCGGCGCGGATCGACACGTTGTACGGGCACACGACGCCGGTCGTGCCAAGGTTGTAGACCCCGGCAGGGATGTCAACGGTGCCGAACCCGGAGACACTGTCGAATGCTGCTTGAATCGTAGCGGAAGCTAGGGTCACACCGTCAACAACCGCGCCGAAGTCCTGGGGCGTCGGGGGTAGGTCGAACAGCTTTGCCAGCAGGGTGCGCAAGACGGAGCCAACGGAGTTGCGCAGAAAGCCGATCAGCGTCGCGCCGCTCGAAGCCGACAAGTCGCCCGTGGTGACGCCCTGATAGACGCGCCACTTACTTGCTGAATCGGTCGCAAACAGAGCGCTTGACGTGTGGGCAACGACGCAGATGTACCAGATGCCTCCAATCGAGACGATGTCCTTGGATGCATACGCAGTCACCGAAGCCCAGGCACCACGGTTGTTGATCCCCTGGATCTTGTACAGCGCACCTGCCACCGTCTCCTTCACCACGCCGTGCCGGTTGGTCGCGGTGAGCTCTGCGGAGTTGGTTACCTCGTCGATATGGTCGACGTCCAACTTCGCGTTTTGGAGATCGGTGAGATTGATGGATGGCATCAGTGGTCCTAAAAAACAAAAGCGCCACTAGGGCGCTCTGGTCATTGCGTTGCGACGGGCGTCAGTTGATGACGCCATCCTTGGCCGGCACAGCCTCTTCGTCGGCCGTGTAGTAGTCGTCGCTGTAGTTGATCCCGCGGATACGGACGTAGCCGTCGTCCGTGATCTCCAACTCTTGCACCAGCCAGGCCTGCGCGGCGCGCGCGCTGTCGGCGGCGAAACTGAAGATCGTGCGAATTCCGTCTTCCGCCGTCGGTGTCGTGATGATCGTCTCGGCCGGGGTGCTGGCCAGCAGCACCTTGTTCGTCTCGCCTGCTACTTCGGTGCAGGCGAGACTCTGGATGGAGCCGTCGCGCTTCATGAGCACGACGCTGTGCGCCGTCGACGGCAGGAACTCGACGTCGCAGCTCAGGGTGAGCGTCAGGCCGCTCTGTCCAACCACCTCGCCTGCGAAGCTCTTGAAGCGCGTGTTATCCACGATGTCCACGCGGCTGTTCGGCAGCAGCGCGCGCGCGTCCGTCGTCGTCACCGTGTCGATCGTCATGCGCTGCGAGCGCAGCCTGTTGTATTCACGGTTGGCGCGGAACCACGCCTGCTCATAGCTTCGGATGCCGGTGATCTCCACCTTCTTCAGCTTCGTGAAACTGCCGTCGAGCGGCAGGCGGATCGTCTCCTGATCCTCTGTCTCCGGGTCGCGATACGCCAGCTCGATCCCGTCGTATTCCGACTGCGTGGAGAACGTGCGTGTGATGGTTTCCGAGTCCGGCTTTTTGTTCCTGTGCGTGAACAGAGCCACGCTTGCCGACTGCGGCCGGTCAAGCGCCAGGCGGATTTGCCCGTTCTGCCGGTACGGCACGCAAAAGCCGGCGTTCGCGATGGCGTGCACCGTCTCCTCGAAACTGAGGCTGTCGCTGTCGAACGTGTAGTTGAACTGCCCGCACTCCGTGTTCCAGGCGTCCAGTGCCTGCTGCACCGCCCACATCTGCGTCAGGTCCAGGTCGTCGAGTGACAGGGCGCCGATCTTCGGATCGATGGCAACTGCGGAGATGATGTCGAAAATCTTGCTCGTGGGGTTCAGCGTTCCCCCAAATAGAAGTCCATCCTCGTCGAAGGTGGCGGAATAGACGGTGCCGTTGAAGGTCGGCAGCAGCCGCGAGGCCAGACAGTTCAATTCCCGCCGGCGCACAGCAGTCGAGCCGGCAGTGGTGCGCGTCACCGTGTGGATGGTCGTCTTGTTGCCGAAGTGGGCCTTATCCACCGGAACGACGCTGTACAGGTCCATCCACCTGATCTCGTCGATCACCAAGCCGGTGAAGTCGTAGTCGAAGGCTGTCGTGCGGCGCGCGCGCACGCGCGAGGCCCCGAGCCAACCAGTTACCCGCTCCAGCGTTTCGGCGCGCTCCGAACTGGTGGCGCCGCTCAGCGACCCGGTGACGGTCTCCACGATGCCCGTCGGCGCCAGCAAGCCGTCCAGCGCTTCGATCTGCACCTCGTAGGCCACGGTCGCACTGGACTTCGCCCCGTCGTCCTTGTAGATGCCGTTCTGCGCGATCACGTTCGTCCAGACCTCCGTGCGCGCGAGGTCCGGTAGCGTGTACCAGTCGGTCCAGTCGGCCAGGCCGTTCGCCACCGTGATCGTCGCCACGATGCTCTCCGGAATCGAGTAGTACAGCGCGGTGCTCGTGAGCGTGACGTAGCCGCTCTCGACCGTGGCGATGGTGCGGGTGCCGGCGTAGCTGATCACCAGGTCAAAGGCCGCGGTGCCGATACTTGCTTCGGTCACCAGCGTCTCGGCGACCGTGAGTGTCTGGTCGGTGTGCGAAAGAACGGTCTTCACACCGATGTTCGCGGAATTGCTGAAGCTTCCGCTCACGTTGATCGTGTAGCCGTTCACCACACCGCGGAAGAAGCCGGGGATCGTGCTGGTGTAGGTGTTCGATCCCGCGTCGACGTCCACCAGCCCGCCGGTCGTGTGGTCCCGCGTGACCGAGGTATCCGACATGCTGATTGTGAGAACCTGTCCGATCTCGCAAACCGCGGCGAAGTTCGGCTTCCGGTCCGCCAGCGGCTGGTACAGGATGTCGACTGCGGTCGCGATCGGCACCGGCGCCGTCGTCAGCACCGACGGCCCGCGGAAGTAGTACTCGCTGGCGGCCTTGAGCTGGATCTGGTTCTGCGCCTTCAGCGTGATTGCGTCGACCGAGCTGCTGCGCGTGACGGTCAGGATCTCGTCGATGATGGCGTCGCCGATCTGCAGCTGCGGCGAGTCGTTGTTCGGCGAGGTGAAGGGCGCATACACCGCGGCACTTGCGCCGGTGATGTCCGACAGCAGCGTGTCGCCGTCCCGCACGTCGTCGACGTCGTAGTATCCGCGGCCGATGCAGTAGTAGCCGTACTCGACCTTCTTGTGGTCGATGTACTTGAAGTAGGTCGGCATCATCATGGTCGGGATCGACCTGACCGTGCCGTAGATGTCCTCCACCCGCTCGAGCGCGCGCACGCGGTTCTCACGGTTGGAAAGCTGGTTGTTCGGGCTCTCCTGCGAGCGGTTGTCCAGCGTGGTCGGGTCTTTGGCGAACAGGAAGGACACCGCAGCGCTGACCGTCATCGAAATAGCCGCCGCTATGAGCGCGTCACCGATGCCGGTGCCGTACCCAGGTGACAGCAGCACGGTGTAGATCGGTGCGTCCCCGCGCAGGATCGCTGCTTCGTCGGACGTGATGTCCGTCTCGGCCGACGGCTCGCCGGCAAAGACCTGAAAGCCGACGCGCGGGCCGCGCTCGTACCGGTCGAGAAGCCACTGCGCGAGGCTGTCTGCCTCGAACTCCTCCGGCGCGGCGCCCGAGAAGATGTGCCGATGCAGCCTGATCTTCATGTCTTCGCCCAATATTCGATCAGCTCGTATTCATCGCGCAGGCTGGCCAGATCTTGGTACAGCGTGCCCTGCGGGAGCGCGTGCAGCACCTTGCCCTGGTAGTAGATGCCGCAGTGATGCAGACCCCGCCGCTGCCCGCCCATGAGAACCACGGCATAGTCCGCCGGCTCCTCGATCTGCTGGAAGCCGTCGGCGTTCTTGTGCAGCGCCAGGCGCAGCGCACTGGCAATCGCGCGGACGGAGCCGGAAATCGTTTTGTAGCCCTCGACCTCCTGCCCCAGCTCGGTCGTGTAGACGTCGGCAACGAGCTGCCAGCATGGCGGCGACGGGTACGCCTTGGCCTGATAGGTGCTGACGTTCATCAGAGGAACCCGCGCAACATCGGCACATCGCGCGGAACGTACAGCTCGCCGGTCCTCGTCACGTTCAACTTCGGCGTGATCGCCGAGATTGTCGCCACGCCCACGTTGTAGCTGATGGCCTCGACCTGCAGCACCGCGCTGGCCATGATCCCGGCGTTACTCAAGTCGTCGCTGAGGTATTCCCTGTAGACGCAGCGAATGCGCTCCTGCGTGTCCAGGGGGATCAGGTCCATCTGCTCGCGGAACTCGTCGTTGATGTCCACCGTGTCGATGTTGATCGTGTACGACTGGTCCAGATGCCCCTCGGCGCCGGCCAGCTTGATCTCCATGTTCACCGGCTCCACCACGAAGGAGCCGTCTTCCGTGCCCATCGTGCCGAGGTACGGCTCCCGCCAGAGGTAGTACGTCTGCGTCATCGCGGAGTGACTGATCTCCAATGTCTGAATCGCTCGGATGTTCCGCGGCGCAGACGCCAGCAACTCCTTCAGCCTGGTTGCAAGGTCGAGGCTCATGGCAGCACCAATGTGTCCTGATTGGCGAAGCGGTCTATCCGCTGCAGCAAGGCAGACGAGCCAGAGCCGAAGGCGGCATACAGGCCGATGATTGCTTGCGCATCGACGGCGCTCATCGCATAAACCGTGCTCTCCGCTTCGACGCTGAAGCTGACCACGGTGATGGCGCCGTTGCGCGTCGCGCCGTAGGTGCCCGGGATGATGTCGACCGTGTGCGCCTCGCTGCCGAAGCCGCTGTCCAGGTCCATCACGAAGGACAGCGCCCCCTTTTTCGCCACATGGTGAAAGAACGCAGTCCACACCGAGAACTTATGCGCATCCAGGATCAGGGTGGCGCGGAATTGCTGGGGGCCGCGCGCAGCCATGAGTGCGTACCGTGACGCGCCGCCGCGGATGTCTGTGCGCGCGACGCCATCGGGGCCGCCGTACCCGTATCCTTCCACCACCGGGTTCATCGCTCGCGGGATCTGGGGCGCGCCCGCAGGCGGCGAGTAGCCGTTGTGCGCATCGATCAGCGCTTCCGCCGCAGCTTCGCTCAAGCCATAGGCGTCGCTCTCGGCCTCCACCGTGAACGTCAGCGTAGTCGCCGTTCCGCGCCGGCTGGCCGCGTAGGTGCCAGGGACGATGCACACGCTGTGCGTTGTCACGCCGAAGCCGCTATCCAGGGGCATATCGAACGCCAGCGACCCGTTGTCGATGATGTGGTGGAAGAAGGCCGTCCAGACGGATAGTTGCACCTCGTCCAGCACCAACGTGACGCGGTAAGCCTGCTTGCCGCGGTCCCACTCCAGGGAGTACCGCGGCAGCCCGCCCGCCACCTCGATGCGGCTCACGCCATCCGGCGCGCCGATGGCGTAGCTCTCCACTACCGGCTTCATGCCGCTCGGGATCGTCGGCATCAGCGGTTCCTCGACAACCCGTAGTTGCGCTGCATGGCCTTGCTCACGCGCGATTGCGGGTCGCCCAGCGCCGTCGCCACAGCCTCGAGAACGAGAACCCGGTCGCCGTCGGGTGTCTGGCGCTGCGAGACCTTGCCGATCTGCGCGGGCAGGTTGTTCACGATGTGGATGGCGCCGCCGCCCTGCGCCGCCTCCACGCCCAGCCGACCGTCGGCGCCGCGGCGCAGCGGCATGATCGCCTCCGGGCCAGCCTCGCCCATGAGCCCGGCACCGCGCGCGAACGCGAACAGCGTCGGGCTGTTGACGATCTGGTTCGAGTAGGCTGCGAGGCCGGCCGACTGGAACACGTTGCCCTTGGCGCTGGGCATCGCGTTCACGTAGTTCAGCAGGCTCGCGTCGGAGCTGAAGCCGCCGCCGGGGCCGCTGCCGCCGCCACCGAAGGAGCCCTGCAGCGCCTTCGCCAGCGGCCCGGTGATGTTCTGCCTGATCACGATGCGGGCGATGTCCGCGATGATCGAATTCACCAGCCCCTTGAAGTTCATCTTCCCGGTGGTGGCGAACTCGACGAGCGCGTCCTCCATGCCCTGGAACGCCTTCGTGACGGCGCCCTCGACGCCCTTGAACACGTCCTGCGAATCGTCGTAGTAGTTCTGCAGCGCCTCGTTCGCGCCGGCGGCCCAATTACCCTGTTGCTCCATGAGCCGGGCGTAATAGCCGATGTACGAATCCACCGACCGCTGCTGAAACTCGTTGATGATCCGCAGACGCTCGGCGTATTGACGCTCCGTCTCGGCGGTCGTCTTGCCTTCCATCGCGATCAACGCGCGCTGGTTCTCCAGGTCGCGACGCTGGTTCGCGTACCGGTCCTCGATCTGGTTGACGCCGGCATTCAGGTCGCGCTGGCGCTTGCCTAGCCCGACGCTGGCCAGCTCGCGCTGCTGCTGACGCTGGACCTCGTCGTAGTAGTCCTGTGCGGCTTGGCGAGCCGAGAGCAAGGCAACCTGTTGCCGGCTAAGTGCTGCGGTGGTTTGCGTGGCCAGCACCTGCTCCGAAGCCGCAGCATCGGCGGTCGCCTTCGCCAGCTTCGCCTTCGAGTCGAGGATCTTTCGGTCGTTGTCGATCTTGTCTTTGCCCGTCAGCTTCTCCCGTTGCAGACGGTTGATCTCGGCGCTGATTGCAGCCTCCTGCTCAGCCGCATTCGCGCGCAGAAAGGCAAGTTTCTGGTCGTAGTAATCCCTCTCGTCCAGCAATCCGGCCGACCGGGCCGCCTCCAGCATTCGTTCGCCATTGCTGAACGACCCGATGATCGACTCTGACGCCTTCTTGATTTGCTCCAGGTCGAAAGCGAGCCGCGCCTTCGCCTCCTGCTCCGCGCTCTTGTCGCCTTTCTTCTCGCCGCCGTCGAATGTCAGCTTCTTTCGGAAGCCGGCCGACTGTTCAGCGATTGATCCAACTGGTCCGAGGATGCGCGGATCGGTGAACTTGGGCTGGCCGATGGCCATGATCCGAGCCTGGAACTGATCGAGCGTCAAGCGTGCTCGTGCGGCATCCTTCTCCACAGCTTCACTGATTGCTGCGAAACCAGTGAAATCCAGCGTTGCGATCTTCACCAGCTGGTCGTAGGTCGCCTTGACCTCTAGGCCAAGCACCTTGAACACAAACCCCACATCGGAGGCGACGACTGCGATCGTCTGAAAGACGACGATCCCGCCGCCGATTGCCGACTTGAGCAGGTCGACCGCCGCAGAGGCAATTTGCTGGTCCTTGGCAAGTTCGGCGATGGCGGCCGTGAACTGAGTGATCGTTGGCAGCAGCTCCGTGGCCAGCGCCTGCGCATGCAGGCTGATCTCCGTGCGCAGCTTGGCCTGGCGATCGGAGTATTCGTCCGCCAGGCGGATCTGCTCCTGCGTCAGGATCACCTGCCGGCCGCCCTCGGCGCCCAGCTCCTTCAGGAACGGCAACAGGTCGGCGCCCGACTTGCCGAACAGCGCCATCGCCACGGCAGTCTTTGTCGCGCCGTCCTCGAACCCGGCCAGCGCCTTCGCGACGGTTTCGATCTGGTCGGCAGGGCTCTGTTGCTTGAAGGTGGCGAGGTTCAAGCCCAACGCCGTGATCGCCGCGCCTGCCGCCTTGGACTCGTCGTCCACGCCGGTGAGGTTCTTCGTCAGCTTGCCCGCGGCCGATCCGACCACGTCCATCTGCACACCCGCGGTGCCGGCGGCAACGGCGAGCGAGGCGAAGTTCTCCCCGGAATCGCCGAACTTCTCGGCCATGTCCTGAAAGTCACCGGCTTTCTTCACCAGCTGGTCGAACGCGACGAGCGCGCCGATCAGGCTGGTGGCGGCGATGGCGCCCATCGCAACGAAGGCCGAGCGCAGGCGCTGCGCCGCGGCTTCCCCTCGCTCGTAGCCCTCCTTCATCTTGATGGCCGTGTCGGCTGCCTTCAGCTGCTGGTCGGAAGCACCCTTCAGCGCCAGCTTGTACAGATCCGCCTCGCGCGAGGACTTGCCCATCGTCGCAGCCTGCGTTTGCAGGGTCTGGACGTAGCGGTCGATCGACTTCGCGCCCTTGCTGTTCGCGTCCTGAACGGCCACGCCGAGGCTGTTGATCGACTTCTTCGCACGCGTGATTCCCGCTTCGACGCCGGAAACGTCGGCGCCGATCTGTAGTTGTGCTTTGAGGTCCGCCATCTATTTCCCCAAAAGAAAAGGCCCTCCGAAGAGGGCCTTCCCATTTACCGCCTGCCGGGCCGAGCCGTGCCCAGCCGTGCCATGCCAAGACAAGCCATGCCTGCCTCGCCTCGCCGGGCCGCGCCAAGCCCTGCCTTGCCTAGCCAAACCGCGCCTAGCCAGCCGCGCCAAGCCAAGCCACGCCAAGCCCCGACTCGCCTTGCCGAGCCATGCCTGCCATGTTTCGGGCCTTGGGGCCCGGGCCAGCCTCTTACGAGTGCTGCCCTTCCTTCAGGAGCTCGCCGACGCGGTCGATTGCGTTCACCACGTCCGCCAGCTCCTTCAGTTCGCGGTACTTGCGCGCCACTGCGCCGAGTTCTGCGTGCGCCTGCGCCAGCACCTGCCTGCGCATCTCAGTGTCGCTCAACGCGCGCACGGTGTCCACGTACTGCCGGCTCTCGTCGCCCTGCGTGATCGGCACGAACGCGCGAATCGTCTTCGGCTCTTCCGATTGCTGCTGGTCCAACACCACGGTGACGCAGCGAATCACGTGACCGGCATGTGCGATCCGGTACTTGTCCGCCGCCTTCGCGTCGTCCCATTCGAACAGCGGATGCAACGGGCTGTCGTCGCTGCGAGCTTCCTGCACCACCGCTTTGGCCGTCAGGCGCCCGGAGGCCTCCAGTGCCGCCAGCCGTTCGCCCACCTTCTGCGCATCGCCCGTGAGGTGGGCGCCGTCCCTGAACTTGTAGATCATGATCAACCCACGTGGAACATGCCGAAGCTGCCGTCACGCTGCGGACGCCACTCGCCCACGCCGACCGCGAAGCCGGCTGTGTTGAACAAGTTCGCGATCTGCTCCGGGCTCAGCACGTTTGCGTTGTAGCGGAGCGTGATGTCTGCAGCCCACTCGCGGAACTCGCCACGGTAGCGGATGTCCGCCGTCCCCATGCCAACGCGCACCATGTCTTCGCGCGGCGTCGGCTCGCCTTCGATCTTCACCATGTCGCCCATGATGTGGAAGGCGCCGCGCGCCTCCACTTTCGTGACGCCCTCGATGGAACTGCAGGCGTCCACCGCCGCCGCCTTGAACGCAACCGCGGGGAAGCCGTATCCGCCATCAGGGTGCGTGTAGAGCGAGTCCTGGAAATCCTGCTCCGGGTCCTTGGCGGCCTTCGCTTGCTTTGCCTTCTTCATCTGCGCGTCGAGCATCTGCTTCTTCGCCTTCTCGCTCCAGGCGTGGCAGATCAGCGGGCTGTCGCCCACCAGTCGCAGCTTCAGGAACTGAATATTCAGCGCCGGCAGCGTGATCGTGGTTTCTTTTTTCGTGACCATCAGCGTGCTGCCTCGTGTCCAGCCAAGACGCTGATGGACATCGCGAGCCTGCCGCTCTGCTCCGGGTTCTTCGCGAGGAGAGCGAGGCCGACCGCGATAACGTCTCGCTCCAACTGGCCGAGCGGCTGGAGGGCTTCTCCAATCGTTGCGATCGCCTCCCGCAGGGTCGGCTTCTGGGTCACCGGCTCCATGACTTGCGCCATGAACTTCGAAAACTGTCGTGTTTGCGCGCTCCGGCGCGCGGTGGTAATCTTCGCCACGTTGATTCCTTCTCTTAGACGGGTTGGGTTCATCACCGAAGCCCTGACGCCTGCCAGCGTCGGGGCTTCACCTTTTCAGGCAGCCTGTGCGAAGTCCAATCGCCCGAACAAGCCGGGTTCCATGGTCAGCTTCCACCGCTCGTCCTGTTGCTCCAGCGCCGGCTTTTCCCTCCGTCGCTCATTCATCAATCGACTGCCGATCCGTCCCTTCTGCTCGCTCCCGGCTTTTCGACCCTCGAAAGCGAGTCGCTGCGCATAGAGTCCGGCGCCGACCACCGGGCGGCCGTGCAGCAAGGCGTCGATCTGCTCGTCGCACCAGACCGCGAAGTCCACGTCAAGCCACTGAGCGAACCGAACCGCCAGCTTCGGATGCAGCCAGGTGACGCCGCCGCCCATGCGACCACCGCGCTCCGTCCGGTACCCGAAGTGGGATTTTCCCGCTTCGGCCTTCCTGGCTAGCGCGCGCATGTACCGCTTCGTCTCCGGCAGTCGTAGCCACTCGTTGGGCTTCTTGCCGAACTTGCTCGCGGCCGCAGTGGCGTTGAACCAGCCGTCTGGGGTGAACGACACCTCCAGCCCCTGGTAGTCGGCGAAGACAAGCACCTGCGCGGTCACTGCATCGCCTCCTGTGGCTGCCGCTGCTGCTGCGCGCGGTACCGGTCAAGCAAAAAGGTGATTTCTGAGTTCATGGAGCGTCGGTTTTCGCGGGCGCGCACCTCAAGCCACGTCTTGAGGTCTTCCGGCAGGCGGAGCCCAAATGGGGGGATCGGACGTTTTCCGGCTTTCAATTAGTACCTCTCAGCTACATCGTGTTGACACCGTCACTATATGGCGACTCGGCATCGATGACAAGTTGGCATGATTCCCTTGATGCCAAGTCGGGATTAGCATGGGCCGATGCCGGCTGACAAGTACCCCAGCGAACTCGCCGATCGGTTCATCGTTCGGCTGCCAGATGGCATGCGCGACAAGATCGCGGAGGCGGCGAAGCGGAACAACCGCTCCATGAACTCCGAGATCGTCGCGCGCCTTCAGCAGACCCTTGAACCTGCCGCGGCCTCTGAATTCGCGCGCCGCTTCGATCGCTTGTCGCTACAAGTAGACGCTTTGCACAAGTGGATGCAGCGCCAGCCCGAGGATGGCGGCATTGAAATGCATGATGACGGCGATCCGATTCACTTCGGGCAGGTGCGCCCCCCCGAACAGCCGCCCCGCAAAATTAAGGGGGGCAAATGACTGCACTGCGGTTGGCGCTCGGCCTCGTCGCATTCCTTCTCGGCTCTGCTCATGCGAAAGAATTGTCGTGCCACGTTGACGAAGTCACTCGGGGGACTATGTGCATCGACGAATCCAACGTCACAGCGAACGGTGACGTCCGTGCATCTCCCGTCTTCATGGGTGGCCCGAAGGGGGTTGACCGGACCGCGTTCTTTCTCGTCGTCAACTGCCAACGAAGCGTCATCACGCTGCAAGACCGCAAGGGCGTCAACTTCGCGGGGGACAAGGCGGGCGCGACGAAGGCATCACGCGCCCTCAGCGAATGGGTTTGCGCCGCGCCGCGCACAAAGCGCGATCCGACACTTAGACAGTTCGGTTCCTGATCTATTTCTTCTCGCGCAGCTTGCGCAGCGCGGCGACTTCCATCACCCGGATGCAGTCGAACACTTCCGGCCATTCCGCTCGCGGAACGCCGGTCATCCGCATCACATCGGGGATCGCCGTGTAGTCGAGGCCGATGGGGCCGGACACGCCCACGCGCCACTGCGTGGAGAGCGCGGCGAACGTGTTCACGGACAGCCAGTTGTCCGGCCAGACTTCCACCGTCTGCTCCGCCTCTTCGACCGTCAGGCCAAACTGCGCGGCTTCCTGCTCGGTGGGTCCCTCGGTGTAGAGCCCACGAGCTGCCGCCGTCAGTTTTTTCGCTTGGCCTGGACCAGCTCGTCGACGTATTTGAAGAACGTCTCCTGCGCTGCGCCGATGTAGTTCTCCAGGAGCGTCTTGACCGATGCCTCCGTGAACTCGTCCTCCAGTTCCCAGCCGGTGACCATTTCCATGAAGGACTCCACGTCGGACTTGCCGACGCGGCCCTTGATGAACTCGTCCAGCTCGCTCTTCGTGCGGTGCTTGAACGTCATGGAGACGTTCGTCACCACACCACCAGCAGCAGGAATGCCCACCTCCGCCTGGAAGGTGGGCGCCGCTTTCAATTGCAGCTTCGCCATGGCTTACGAGGTGTAGCGCACCGGCTCGTTCAGCAGCGACAACGTGACCTGGCATGCCATCAGCTGGTTGACGTTCAGCGACGGCGTCTTGTTCAGGCTGATATACGCGTTGTAATAGATCTTCGCGCTCGACGGCAGCGTGATCCGCACCGCGCGCTGCAGCCGGTCGTCGTTCGCTTCAGACGCGAGCAGGTAGCCGGCCAGGGTCGGGTCGTCCGCGATGCTGAAGGAAAGGCCCGCGGCATTCTTGAACGTCGGGATGCGCACCTGCGCGTCGCCTTCAAGAAATTGGAACTCGAGAAACTGCTGCTCGCCGCCGTTGGAACCGGAGTCAAGGATCTGCTGCAGCTGGGTCCACCCAGTGATCTCGCGCACCGAGCCCGTGCCGGTACCGGCCGGGTAGATGGCGGTCGACGTGCTGACGATGCCTTCCAGCGTCACGTCATTGGTGGAGATCACGGAGGCGCGCACCACCTTGTTGTTCAGGCGGGACCAGCCGGAGGTCACCTCGATGATGTCGTTGACGATGACTCCGTGCGAAGCTTCCAGCGTTGCCACCGCCGCGGAGGCGTTGGTGATCGCGGACATCGTCTTCGACGCTCCGTAGCCGCTGGCGATGTGCACCAGGGCGCCGTTCGGGAGGGAAACCGAGCCGACCATGGCCAAGCCGGTGATGGCGTCGCTGTGCGCGGCGATGAAGCCGTTCACGTCCACGCCAGCGGCCTGCGCCGCGACCGACACAGCGGCGAGGGCGGCCGCGAAGAGCAGAGGGAGGAAGCGCTTGATTTTCATGACATGGGCCTTTCGGGTCTGGAAAAGAAAAAGCCGCCCAAAGGCGGCCGGTTGCTGTTGCCCGAAACGGGCGGGAAACTCAGTGCGTCAGTACCAGACGCTGAAGTCCTGGCGGGCGCCGAAGCGGCGCGTCTCTTCGTCGTAGTCGGCCGTCATGGCACCGAGCGGCGTCGCACGCAGCGTCGTGCTGGCGACCAGCGCGTCCTCCACGGACCGGGCGAGGGCTGCAGCTGCCAGGCGCGTGGCCGCCCAAGACGCGACCTGCATGCGGGCGTTGCGCTTGGGCACCGTCCCGCCCTCCAGGAAGCTCTCGGCTTCGCCGCCGACCTGCTGGTAGACGGTGTACGGCAGCGTCGGCGAATGCGGCGCGACGTCGGGGTAGCAGCGGTTCGTCGTCAGCGACTTGATGCAGTCGGAAAAGTCAGTTTCGATCGTCATGCGCCCATCCCTGCGAGCACCTTGCGGGTGCCATCGATCCATGCCTGGTTCGCCGCTGCAAGCGCCTCGCGCACCTTGGCGTCATAAGCGGGGCGCAGGAAGGGATGCGCCGGCGCGCGGCTGGTGCCGACCTCCACCAGGTGGCCGTGTGGGGCTTTTTTGGCGTTCCAGCTGATGTGATAGGTGGCGTGCGTGGCGTCCGAGTTGCTGCGGCTGAACACCTGGTAAATCGATGCTTTCAGCGCTCCGGGCGGAAGCACCTTGCCCTTGCGTACGGTCGGCTTTGCCTTGACTGGCGCGCGTATCTTCACTTCCTCGTACAGCACTTGTGCGCCGGCCTGTGCGGCCGGCCGGACCTGTTCCGCCGATCCCCTGGCCAGTTCGTCAAGCCCGGCATTCAGCGCCGCTGGATCGAACTTGATCGAAAAGGAACCGCTCATGCGATGACCTCACACACCAGATCGACGCGCTCGCGGCACTCCTCGTCCGGCAGCACTGCCTTGATCTCGTAGGTGGTGGAGCCGTGCACGACGCGCATCGCCGTGGTCACGTCGGTGCGGCGGCGGATCCTGATCGAGGCCTTTACCGCCGAAGTCTCGGCGCCGGCCTTGATGGTCTCCACGCCGGAGAGGTGCCGGATGTTCGCCCAGACGGTCGCGAGCGTGGACCAGGTCTGCACCGGCTGGCCAGCGGCGTCTTGGCCGGCGGCCAGCTGCTGGATGGTCACCAGCCGATTGAGCTTGCCGATCTGCATGGCTACGGCAGCAGCCAAACCTCGTACGACTCCAGGGTGATGCTCTCACCCGTATTGGCGAGTTGGCCTGAAATCACGATGTCCACAGCGGCGTTCGTATCAACAGTGGACGTGGTGAGTGGGGCGGACCCTGCCCCGTAGCCGAACCCCGCGGCTGAAAACGATCCCACTTGCGATGTGGCCGAATTGCGGTTGCGGATGACCTTCAGATCGCTGACTGCAACAGAACTCGTGACCGCCATCGCTTGGTAGGCCGCCCCGGAAACGCCGCCAAACCGAGCGCGCAGTGTCTTGCTGTTCGCGCTGTTCGTGACAGTCCAGGATGTTCGGATCTGGACACCGCCCGTGGCACCCATTGCACCCGCAGGGACTGAGCAAGTCGCCAGAGTGGTCTCGGTCAGGATGCCGGTGACAGTTGCTGCAGAAGCCGAGCTGCACAGGAGGTGCATCGAGCGCGAAACGCCGGTCTTGGAGGCATCGACGGAGACTTGCGGGAAGGCGACAGGCGTCGCGAGCGCCATCGCGCAGGCGAGCAGCAGGGAAAGGATGCGGCGCATGGCTTACATCCCCACTCGGACGGTGACGGACGCGCCGGTGCCGCTGATCGCAGTCACGTTCGCCCTGTGATTCACGCATCGGTCATTGCTGCTGAAGCTGTTGCTGGCGGTCGTGGTGGACAGCGTCAGCGTGATGGTGCCGAGCGTGTCCCAGTTGACCCCATCCAGGGAGCACTGGACGCCGACGGTCACCGAACCAGCGCCTGCGGTGGTAGTGCCCGATGCCTGGAAGGTCTTCGTGCCGCCGCCGGACAGCGTCACCATGGTGGTCGCGCCGGTCACCGTCGCCGCGGATACAAGGACCGTCTGCTGCGCCGCGAGGGCGCCCAGTGCGAGGAGCAAGCATGCCGCAGCAAGCCCGCGGCGCAAGTGTCGTGCGAGATTCATGGGGTGGTTCTCCTGTGGTTTCAGCGCGCCCAGAGCTTCAGAGTGCCCAGTAGCGCCTTCGCTGCGGGCGGCTGGATGTCGTCCGGGTTCATCTCGTCGCCGCGGTGCTCGTTCATCCAGGCCACCATCAGCAGGATGGCGGACCTCACGGCCTTCTTGTGCGGGAACGGGGTTGCTTCGGCGACAGCCGTTCCGTAACCCGTGGCGTACCGGATGCGCACCGCGTTGGGCTCGCACCTGGTGTCCGGCCACTCGCTGTCGTAGGTGAGCGCCACGATCCGGCTGTCGCCGTACGTGTTCAGCGCGTAGGTGCCGCTGGAGAGGGTCTGCTCGGCCCCATCCTCGTCCGTGTACTTGATGTGCGTGATCGATGCCACTGGCGGCATCGGCAGCACGAACGATTCCCCGCATGCCGGAAACGCATCCGCAGCCGCCTCGAGCGTCTGCGGCGCAAGCGCCCAGCCGGTGTAGTGCTCCGCGACCTCGCGCGACGCGCTGATCCACATCGTGATCAGCGAGTCCTCCGCGGTGCTGTCGCTCGCCGTCAAGTGCAGCTGCAGGCGCGCCTCGGCCAGCGTGACGGGCTCGGTGGTGACGGCGGTGACGACCTTGAAGTCCATTGTTCAGCCTTCGCCGGCTTCCACCAGCTGGTTGGGATGGCGCGAGTGGTCGTAGAGCCGCTCGATTTCTTCGGCCGTCGGCAGCTTCTCCCGCTCGGTGCGGGTGACGGTCACGCCGTCGGCGCCGCGGTGCATGTCAAGGTGCAGCGTGTCGTACCCGTAGAAGCGCTGGTCCTGCGGATTGCAGGCGTCCATCAGGCTGGTGGTGCGCGGCATGGCGATTTCGACGCCGCGCGCGGCCGCGATACCGAGCCAGAACTCCACGCAGGCACGGCCCTTCTCGGCGTGGTGCGCATCCTCATAGGTGAAGTCGAAGCCCCAGCAGCTGATCTTCTCCACGCCCAGGTGCAGCGCGTACGCGACCGCGTAGGCGGCCGTGCTGTTGAAATAGGCCAGCGGGAACTCCGTCACGACCGCGGCCAGGGGGAACTCCACCAGACCGGGGTAATCTGGATGCGCCCGACTGGTCACCACCGGGCCCGGGTGCGTCTTCAGCCACTTCAGCATGTGCGCGATGTTCGAGTCGGGTTTTGCCGCAGCTCGGATCTCTTGCACCCTCACGTCGTCCATGTGCAGGATGCGATCGCACGCGAAGACATCGCCCAGGGCGTTGATGCCCCACACCTCGTCGCAGAACGCGCGCCGGCCGCCCATCCTCTTCGTCACTTCGAGGAACTGCCGCACGCTCGGACCGAGTCCGAGGAGCGCCACGTGCTTGGGCGCGGGCTTCGCGTCAGCCGTACGCTGGGCCTGCGACCGCTCCACCCGGTGCGTCGGGGCGCCGCTGCCCTCGTCCGCCACCGCCACCGAGAGCAACGTGCGGCCGTTGACGCCGGTATTGACCGCTGACGTCGGGCCCAGCTGGCCAAGCCAGCGAGTCGACTGGAATCCCGCATCCGTGAGTAGTTTGCGAAACTGCTCCCTCGTGTAGTGCCGGAAGTGGAAGGCGTAGCCCTGCCACGGGAACACTTCTTCGTTCGGCACGCTGGCGAGCAAGGTCCGCACGCACTGGCGCAGCTGGCGCAGCATCGGCAGCGGGTCGGCGACGTGCTCGATCATCTCGAAGCACACGGCCGCTTCGGGCGCACGCGTGAGCAGCAATCCCTGCAGTTGTCCTTCGTCCGTGACGCTGGCACTGCGAAACTCGATGTTCTCGTGCGCGTAGTGCTGGATGGCATATGCGATCGTCTCGGCGTCGACGTCGACGGCCAGCACGCGATGTCCAGCCTCTGCCAGGATCCGCGCGCCGTATCCGATGCCGCAGCCGACGTCCACCACGTAGCTGCCATGCGGCAGCGTGGCCGCCGCCCATTGGTACCGTGCTACGTGATCTGCCCGCACACCTTCTACTGTCGGCGCCACCTGGCGCTCGCCACTGTGCAATGTCATGTGAATCTCTCTCGCCAGAGTTGGAGGTGCGGGTTACGTTGTCCCGCGCTGCCGGGGCGAGCCGGCAGCCGTAAGCAGCATCAGGGGTTCACGACCGGCGCATTCGCCGGGTTGAACAGCAGTGCGCTCGCCGCCACGGCGCCGACCGACGTGACGCCGGTCTGCACCATCAGCATCTGGACGTAGCGCTTGCTGCCGCGGTAGCCGACGCGCTTGGACACCTCTTTCGTGGTGCCGGCGCTGCGCGGCGTCGCGGCCAGCAGGCTGGCCAGCGCCTCGGTGCCGATCAGGTCGGCATCTGCCACGCTGGTCATCGTGCCGGTGACGTCGCCTTCCTTCACCACCACCGTCACCACACTGCCGGTCGTGGTGACCGAGCCGTAGGACGTGATGAACTCGACGCCGCCGTAACCCTTGCGGTCAATGACGGGGCCGGTCTTGGTGGCGTTGGCGCCGATGGCGGCAGGGATGATGGCCTGCACCTGCTTGACGTTGTTGTGGAGATCCATGATGGGGTTCCTCGCAGAAAACGGAAATTGAAGGGGGATGTGAAAGGCCCGCCGAAGCGGGCCTGTGGTCGTCAGCTGTCGATCAGGTCAGAGCCCGATCAGGCCGAGCACTTCAGCTTCTTGATCGCCTCGGCCTTCAGCACGCCGCCGCCGGTGCGCTTGCGCGCGCGGAAGACGACCAGGCCGGAGTCGGCGCCGGTGGTGAAGTCCACCTGGAAGCTGATGCCGATGCGGTCCACCAGCGCGTAGCCCTGGCGAAAGTCGCCGTACAGCACCGGGTACACGTTGGCGGCGGGGTCGGCCAGGTCGGGCATTTCCACGTACGGCGCGCCCAGGATCGTGTTGGGCGCCGCGTTGGCGATGCCCGGGATCCACAGGTACTGGTTCGTGGTGTCCTTCAGCTTGCGCACCGCCTTGAGCGACGCGCGGTTGAGGCCGAACAGCCCGTTGCGGGTGTAGCCGGTCTTCACCGCGTGGTACAGGTCGATCATGCCGTCGGCAGTGATCGCCGCCGCCGAGCCGGACACCACCTCGCCCACGTCGGCGTTGTTCAGGATGCCCTCGCACTGGTTGGTGCCGGCGCCGGTGCCGTTGATGGACTCGTAACCTTCCTTGTACGAGAACTGCTCCGCGGCCTCGTCGCGCAGCTCGCCCATCAGGTCGTAGTCGGAATCTTCCAGCATCTGCTGGGAGACCTCGATGCGCGCGAACAGCTCCGGCGCCATGATCTCCAGCATGCCGTAGGCCGGATCGCCCGTGTTCACGCGCGTGCCGATCTCGCCCACGCGGGTGGCGGTGGCGGTGCCGGTGCGCTTCGGGCGCTTGTAGCTCTGGCTGCCGATCGTCTTGACGCTGCAGATCGCGCGGACCGGCGTCATCTCGACGATGTTCTTCAGGATGTCCTTCTGCATCTCGGGCGGTGCCAGCAGGTAGCCGGCGCCGGCGTCGTTGCCCTTGACCAGGGTGTTCATGTGGCGCAGCGTCTCCATGTCCGCGGCGTCACGGTCGGCCGCGGGCTTGCGCATCACGCGGTCGAACGCGGCGGCCATCTTGGCGCTGGCTTCCTTGGCTTTGTCGCCGCCACCGAGCGCGCCCGGGCGGTTCAGGATGGTCTCGACGCGATCGAGCTGCTCCTGCATCGCCTTCGACTGCTGGCCAGCCAGCGTGACGGCCTGGTTCATGGGCTCGAACTTGTCGAACACCGCATTCAGCTTCTCGATCTTGGCCGTCAGGTCACCGACGGCCTTGCCGTCCGCTTTCGCGGCGATTTCCTTGTCCACAGTGGACTTGAACTCGCTGAACGCTTCCATGACCGCTTGGGTCGGGTCTTTTTCTGCCATTTTGAAACTCCTGAAAGTAAGAAACCCGCTCGCGGCGGGTTCGTTGGCTGGGGGACGGGGCTACGCGGCGAGCGCGCGGATGTGCGCGGCAAGCCGCAGTGATGCCCCATCGTCACGTTGGGGCGGCCGTGCATCGTCACGTTGCACGGTGATGGCCCGGGCCGCAGCGGCAATGCGCTTGGCCTGGGTCTGCGAAAGCCCTTCTCCGTCTCGGAGGAAGGTTTCGAATTCACGAATGGGGGGAGCTTCGTCGCCAGTTGCGACCAGGTCCTTGGGTGCGTTGCGGAAAAACTGGATCACCGCCGAACGGGCGTGTGCTTCCTTCTTCTCCTTCTTCTTGGCCGGCGTCATGCTGTCGGCGAACCCCTTTTCGACGGCGTCGCGGGCGCTGAGCCACGTCTCGACCGTCATCCAGTCGGACAGGTCATCGCGGCTTTGCTCGGTGCGCGCTGCGTAGATGTCGATCAGGTCCGACTTCAGGCCCTCCAGCACGTCCGCTTCGGCCCGCAGGTCGTCCGCGCTGCCCATGACGATGGTCCAGGGGTCGTGGATCATGAAGCGCGAGCCCTCGGCAATGCGGATCTCGTCGCCGGACATCGCGATCACCGATGCGATGCTGGCGGCGATGCCTTCGATGTGGATCACCACCTTGGCCTTGTGCCGCGCAAGGGCGTTGTAGATCGCGACCCCTTCGAACACCAGGCCGCCCGGGCTGTTCAGGCGCACGTTCAGCGTGCCGACGTCCAGGGCGCCGATCTCCTTGGCGAACTCCTCCGCGCTGACGCCGCCCCACCAGCCTCCGATGTCGCCGTAGATGAACACTTCGGCCTCGTCGGACTCCTCGGCCTTCGCCACACGGACGACCCCTGGGCCCATGGCCTGGGGGCAACGATTCATCACGCCTCGCATGGAGGCGAGGTCAAATATCTTCTTCGGCATAGGTCTACTCCTGGGGTTCCTGCTGCTCGCCCAGTTCGGCGAGCACGTCCTGCAGGTTGGTTTCTGCGTCGCGGATGCGGCGCTCGTTGCGCGCGGAGAGCACGCGGCCGACGTTGAGGCGATGGCGGTTCTGCGGCTCGGCCGGCTGGCCGCCGGGGGGAACGTCGTCTTTCGGCTCGTCGTCAGTGCCAGCCATGTTGACCGGCACACGGTAAACGTCGCCGCCCTCGTAAGGGTTCATCTCCTCCATCCCGCGGATCTGGTTCGGGTTAAGCGCGCCCATCTGCCACATGCGGTAATAGAACTCGCCACGGTCCTTTTCCGTGCCGCGCAGCAGCGAGATCGGCAGGAACTTGAAATAGAAGCCCTGCGACCACTCGTCGTCGGTCAGCAGGTTCGTGCCGATCGACTCCTCGAGGCGGCGGAACCAGGCGCCCAGCGTGTACTTCACGTGCGCCTGGAACATCTGCTCGGCGCTGGCGAAGGTGGCCGTCTTGTCGGAGAAGCCGATCATGATGGGCATCACGCGGAACGCCCGGCACACCTCTTCGATCTGGAACTTGCGTGTCTCGATGTGCTGCGCATCCACGCCCGACATGGCGGTTTGAATCCACTTGCCGCCGCGGTCCAGCACGAACGGCTTGAACTTGTTCGATCCGGTGACCGACTTGTCGATCCAGTCCCGCAGCGCCTTGTATTGCTTGTCGTCCAGGTTGCCGTCGACGCTGTAGATGCCCGAGGCCTGAGCGCCGTTCGCGTGCATCAGCGAGTGAGATTCACCGGTAGCGATGGACAGACCGATCGCCTCCCTGGCTAGCTTCAGCACTTCCATGCCGTCCCACCCGTTCCAACTCGGCCCCTTGACGTGCCACACCGCCGACGGCGGCAGGTCTTTCGACTCGCCATTCAGCGTTGCGCGGTACACCAGCTGCCGCCGGCCGCCGGCGATTTCCACCATCACCGGCTCGACCTGGTGCGGCTGGAACGGGATCAGCTCGCGAATCTGGCCGCGCACCACATTCTTGAATGCGATGAAGCGCCCAGCCAACGCTGTGTGGATCACCAACGTCTCAAGGAACTCGAAGCCGGTCTGCCACTCGTTTGCGCGACGCAAGAACAGGCGGCCGATTTGGTGATCGCGCCGCTCATCGCTACCGCCGGAGTCTCCATCGCGCTTCTTGAACAAGCCGCGCGAGACCTGCGCCACGTCTTCCGAGATGACCTTCACGCATCCGAGTACCGCCATCACCTGCAGGGCTGTCTCCACCGAGACGCTCTTGCCGGCAGCGGACTTCGTGAGGAAGTTCTCCCAGAACCCTTCCTGGAAGGCGGCGTTCACGCGCTGCGGATCCGGCGCGACGAGCGAGGCGAGGAACCCCATCAGGCAGCCTTCCGCGCCGCGAGCACGCCGGCAATCAGGAGCAACCCGCCGCCGACGATGAAGCCTGCGGGCTGGTACATCTGCCACGCACCATAGGCGATGCCCGCGGCTCCGCACGCCATCATTGCGTCCGGGCGCAGGCCTGCGGCCACCGTGCCGAGCAGCCGCAGCCCCAGGGCCGCCCGCGCTGCAATGTGCTGCAGGTGTTTTTTCATCAGGCGGGTTCCGTTTCCCAAAATGAGCGGCCCGCCTTCGCGACGGGGTTGAGCGCCATCAGCGAGACGGCGTCGTACAGCGCCATCAGCGGGTCGATCTTGGCGGTGCCAGAGACCTGCTTGGTGATGGTCAAGGCGCTGCCCTTCATTTCGGTGCGTGCGTTCGAAACGCACCAGGCCATGAAGGCGCTGTCATCCGGCGCGAGCTGCCTTGAGGCAACCCGTCGCTCCGTTGTCTTAATGGCTCCGTTGAGCCGCCAACCTTGCGAGATCGCAACGATCCTGGCCTGCATCTCTTCAGAGTCGCCGCGCTCCTCCTGAATGAGCTCGTCGACGATGTCTCCGATGCCGGCCGCGTCGACGCCGATCGCGTTCTTCTCAGGTAGCAGGCCGGCGTCGCGCACCCGACAGACGATGTCTGCCACCTGAGTGACGTCGTCGCCCGGCATCCCCACCAGCGTCAGGTCCCCGTCCTTCACGAAGTCCAGGAGCCGGGGCGCGATTTCCTTCCGACGCTCCAACACGATGCGGTGCGCCCAGCCGTGCGCCCACACCAGCCAGCGCTTCTTCGTGACGGTCTGTGCCTTCACAATCGCGCCCGTTTCATCCTTGTGGGACGGCTGCTCGTAAGTTTCAGCCTCGCGCGTGCGCCCCAAGACCACCAGCCCCAGCAAGTCATCCAGGCCGCCGCCGTCGATCCCGACGACAGCGACTTCGCAGCGCTCCAGGATGGTGTCCAGCGTTATGCCGGGAACCTGTGCGGCCTCCCAGAAGTCCGCGCCCGCCCAGCGGTCGCTGGCCAAGTTCATTCCGATCTGAATGTTCAGGTGCTTGGCGAGGAACTGCTGGAAGGCGCCGTCCGTGCGCGCCTGCACCTTGCGCAGCTGATCCTCCAGCCACTCGGCGCTCACCGACCGCCCGATGTTCGGGTTCGTGATGTGGAAGTTCTTCGGGTCCAGGTACGCCTTGGACTGCAGCATGTCGTCCGGGAACTCGTACAGCACGCCCAGCGACTTCGGGTCGTCGATCTTTCCGTCCCGCACGTCGCGGTAGTACTGCAACTTCTCCTTGAACACCCCTGCCGGCGGCTCGTCGCTCTGGGTGGACAAGTAGATGACCCAGCCCTCTTCGCGCGACACCTGGCCGCCGGTGGCCTCCATGAACATGGCTTGTGCATTCGCCTTGGTGCCGAACAACCAGTGCTCGTCCACCAGGATGCGGCCGGCCTTTTTGCCGGATACCGTGTCGGTGTCCGCTGCCACCACCTTCAGGCTCGCCCTGGTCACGCGGTGCGTGATAGTCCGGACGTGGTCCTGAACATGGAAAAGGGCTGTGAGCTCCTCGTCGGCCCGGATCATCCCGGCCGCCGGCTTGAAGCTGTTGTCCGCGACCTCCTTTGTGGGCGCGAGGATCAGGTGCTCCTCTTCGTCGCGCCAGCACAGGATGACGGCGGTGAGCATGATCCCCGCGGCGATCGTGCTCTTCGTGTTCTTCTTGCTGATCAACAGGAAGAACTCCCGGATCAGCTGCTTTCCCGTCTCCGCGTCGTAGGCGCCGAAGATGGCGGCCACGAAGTCGAACACCCACGGATCGCTGCACTCCCCGAAGGTGGGCTTCCCGGGCAGGTCAACGACCCGCAATTCCTTGAAGATGGCCAGTGCCGCCTGCGCCTGGTCGGCGTAGATCGGCGGCGGGATGATCGAGCGGCCCTGCCGCAGGCGGTCTGCCCAATCGGGGCATGACGTGCTCCACGTGGGCCGGCCGGCATGCTTCTTCGTGCGCCGCCTCGCCGCCTTCTCCCGCTCCTTGGTCGCCACGCTAGGTCAGTCGCCTGCCGCCGGCAGCTGCCAGCCGCGGCGGAACCGCCGGAGCGGAGAACCGGCCCGTGGCCGCCTCCTTGGCCTTTCCCGCAGTGTCTTCCTTCTTCCCGCCATCGTGACGCTTCGTGTGCCGGTACTGAGCCGCCGCGACGGCAGCCCGGATTCGGTCCTTCAACGGCGCCTGCGGGTCGTTGATCACCAGCTCCAAGAACGTCAGCGGGTCGCGGGTCTTCCCGTCATTCAACGCGGACGTCTGGTCCGGCTGCTTCGCCTTGGCGCGCTTCAGCGACCCGCCGTGGGCCTGGGGCTCCTGCGTGACTTTCACCCCTGGCGTCTGCGGCGTTTGATTAGCGGCAGGCGCCTTGGCCTTCGGCTTGCGCCCGGCACCTGGCCGTGCACCACCGCTGCGACCTTTCACACCTGCCATTTGAATTCCCGATCTGAAATGGGGGTTCGTTTCCGCGCGTGGGGAACCATGGGGTTTCCGGTCGGAAGGCCCCGAAGATCGATGCCCCCCTACCCCCTGCCGATGCCTCTGGTCCGTGTCAGGAGGCCTCAGGCCGGTCGATGAGGATCGTGGTGGTGCGCAGGTGTGCCTGCCTCACTGCCCTCCCCTTGCCCGTTCTGCCGCCTCGGCCTTGGTCTTCTCGTCGTGGTGCGGCGTCTGGCACAGGGACTGCAGGTTCGACTCGTCGTCCGCCCCACCCTTCCACAGGGGGATGCGGTGGTCCACCACGTCCGCTGCTGTCACCCGCCCTACGCTCTCGCACTGCTCGCACAGGGGGTGCAGGCGAAGCCAGCGAGCCCGGCGCTCCACTGCTGCCCTGCCCCTCAGGCGCTGAGTGCTCAGGGTGGCGGCCAACTGCAGTCTGCCCGGTACGGTCGCGAGGCGTGACTTCAGGGTCGTGAGCTTCATTCCAGCCACGCCACCAGGATGTGCGTGCGTCCCAGCATTAGGGCAGCGATGTACTCATGTCGACCATCGGCCAGCACGAACACGTCACCGGCCCACTCTCCATTCGGGCAGGGCCACATGCTGCCGTCACCCAGCTGCAGGAGCTTCTGGTACGCGTTGCCGACGTCACCCACGGCCATGCGGTCCCGGCAAGCGAGGCGCACCTTCCATATGTCCACGTAGGCGGTCTTCACGACCTGGCCAGCCTGGACCAGCAGGGAGCGGTCGACGGCGAAGGCGGCGGGAGACATCAGCGGAACGTCAAGCGGACACCGCGCATGCAGGTGCTGGCCACCTTGTCCACGTCGGGCTGCATACCGGTCGCGAAGGAGAACAGCGCCACGGCCTGGATGTACGGGCGAACCCACCAGGACACCATCGCTGTGACCGTGATGGTGCACTGCGCCATGGCTGTCAGAGGCTCAGGACCCGTTTGAAGTCGGCGAACGGCACGATGCCTTGGTCACCGTCCTCGTACACCAGGTGCGCACCGCCGCCCATCGGACGCCAGCAGGCGAAGTACTTCTTCCCTCCGAAGTGCGTCACGGCGCGCCTGAACTGCTCCCGCTGGCCAGGCAGGACCTTGTCGATCTCGATCAGGACGCTGGCGAACATGCACGGGCTCTCGGAGATCATGACCTCGTCGTGACCTTGGCGGGCGATGCGGTCCTCTGCCCGGGCGCCGCTCGGGAGCGCCAGCATGATCAGGATGGCCAGCGCCAGGTAGGCGCCGAACTGCACGATGGACGGCATGGCGCGGAAGGACCGCCAGGCGCGGCGAGCGCGGTTCATTTGATCTTCGCCGTCTTCAGGGCCACGACGGACTCGATGCCCTTGCCGATCTGGCGCAGCCCGGCGTATGCCCACGGCAGCGCGAGCAGCAGCAGCAGGATTTCGGTGCTCGGTTCGGCCTTGACGAACACATAGGTGATGGCTGCGATCAGGCTGACGTGGCTCTGGCCAGGTCGCGACCAGCGCACGAACCTGTCCTCGGCAGCGTCACCGGCACGGATCGTTTCCTGCGTCTCATGGTGCTCCGCCTGCTTGTCCGTGAACTCCAGCTCGGTCATCTCGCGGATGTGCTCGCGGATGCTGGCCTCGTTCTGGTAGGCCAGATCGCGCAACTTGAGCACGCTGACAGGATCGTTCTGCAGCTGCGCCAGCGCAGCGTCGGGCGTGGCCTGGCCGGTGGCGCTGGTGACCAGGGACACGCCAGCGGCAATCGCGCCGGGGATGTTGCCGGTCAGCAGGGAGCCGACGAGCGCGGCACCAGTGCCTGCGTTGCCCTTGATCCAGTCGCCTACTTCTTTCCATTCCATGATCACACCTCCAGCAGGTTGGCCGCGACGCGGCGGGCCCAACCGCGGCCATGCGCGGGCCAGGTCGGGAGCTCCGCCATGAACATCAGGCGAGCCCCGTTGAAGCGGGCTGCCAGCCGGAATGCCGGCATCGACTGCACCGCCGCCAGCGTGCGCGGCCCGAGAACGCCGTCCTGCGCCTCGCCGCACGCACGCTGCAGGCAACGAATCGCGTTGCCTTTGCCGCTGTTCACGGCCATGTCGAACAGGTCGAACTTGATGCACGCCGGTGCGGCGTCGCAGCCGGCCGGGCCCCAGTAGTCGCGGCGGTAGATGTCTTTCGCCCGCTGCACCGTCAGCCCGGCGATGTCCTCGCCCGGGTAGCTCATGGCGCTGACGCCGTACTTCGAGCCGAGGAGCTTGCCCTTGCCCTGCTCTCCGCCGGTCCAGTTCCCCCGGTCCTTGGGGTCCAGGGACAAGGCGCTTCCCTCGCGCGCCGGGTCGATCAGGCGTTCGAATGCGGCATCGAAGTCCATCAGCCGCCCTTGCCCATGAAGTGGGACAGCACTCCCGTGACCAGGCCGCCCAGCGACGCCGACGCGCCACCGAGGATCATCAGCGTCTTCCAGCCGCCCTTGGCTTCCGCCATCTGCAGCTGCATGGACTGGATCACCACGTTCAAACCGGTGACCGCCTCGGTGAGCACCGCGTTGGACCTGATCAACTGCTCCACCTGGGCCTGCAAACGCCCGAACTCCTGAGGGTCGATTTCAGCCACCTGGGCCTGCCTTTCTTGGGAAGGTGCCAGTGGCCGCCGATGCGGTGGCGGGTCCAGCAGCATGCTGGCGCGGTTCGCCTCTCGTACGAGCGCAGCGCCAGGGGAATCGATCACCGCCGACATCTGCCGTCAGCGGCCGGAGCCGGCGTCGTGCGCCTTCAACAGGTTGCGGGCGACTGTCTCCATCGCCTGCACGTTGGGGTCCTCGGGCTTCCTGTCCAGGACGAAGCCGTCCAGCTCCGCCAGCAGCTTGCCCTGCTCGTCCTGGCCCACCACGCGGATCAATGTGACGGTGGCGAGCTCGTTCGACTGGCAGTCGATCTGCACGCGCAACACGCCCTTCTCGGTAATGCCCAGCGCCTTGAGGATGGCCGTTCCGAGCTCGTTGCCGGTCTGGATCTTCACCATGGTCAGCACTCCAGCAGCTTGCCGCCGCGCAGGAAGCCGTGATACTTGGGCGTGGCGATGCTGCCCGCGCCGGCGGCGCACGTGTGGCCGTTCTTGTCCACCGTGATGTTCGGCGCGTCCCCGTGACGCACCCAGCACTTGTGCTCGGTGTCGTCCGGCATCGTGCAGTTGCTGGCGCGGCTATCGACGATCCATTCCTGGCCGTCCGGCGGCAGCTTCACCACCAAGGTGCGCCCATCGGGACCGCGGTATCCCTTGTGGTCGCTCAGCCAGTCCGCGAACCACATCGCGCCTGCCGGAGCATCGCGCAGGCTCATTTCTTCGCCGGTGTCGGTGCGGCGGTAGAGGCGGCGGGTGAAGTCCTGCCACTCGTCATCCGCCGCGAACGCGTAGCCGCAGGCGCACTGCGCTGGCCAGCGCGCATCCTCCCGCGGTGTGTCCGGCACGTCCTGCCCGCGTTCCACGGCATCACGCGGCGCGATCGCCACGCCCAGGAAGGTCTCGGCATTGTGGTAGCCGAGCCCGGACGCGGAGCACTCCCGGCCTGCGCTCCCGTGCTTCGCGTAGCGGCGCAGCTTGTGGCTGACCCGCTCGGTCTCTTCCAGCAGAAAGCAGTCGATGGTGCTCATTGGAGGCTCTCCATGTGTAGATGCGGCCTTGGGCGGCCCCTCTCGGCTTGCATCCGAGTTCGCCCAGAATCCGCGCCGCTGCTTGCCCGCCTGCGGTTGGGGCCGGCTTGGCCTCGCCCATGGGAAGGTTTGCCCGGGGTTCAGTGAAGTGCCGGATTTGCGGGGGATGGCGCTGCGTGAAAGGTTCGGCGGCCGTCGAAACGGGGCAGCAGGGAGCGGTCGCGGTGTCCGAGATCTCGAACTGGGGTTTGCAGCGCATGCTCGCGCGGGCCCCTGCGACTTCATCCTGCCGGCTTTTCGCGCCGAATACTGGAGCGGCCATGGAGAATCGAACTCCATGTCGAAGGCTTGGAAGGCCCCGCGGTGATCCCGTCACCTTGGCCGCGTATTTCGATCCCCGCTCAACGGGGTGAAGGCCCGTTCGCCACACCAGCTGCGTCGCGGAACGACAAAGCCCGCACAGTGGCGGGCTTCTGGAATCTTGCGCCGGCGGCTCTCCCCTGAAGGTCTCGGCCCTTGCGGGCAGCGGGGTGAGGCGTTGGCCTTTGCGCTCTAGGCGCCCGCGTCTCTCTGAGGGTTGCGCGGTCTGGGCGCGATTGTTGCACAGCCTGTCAAGCAGGGCAAGCTACACCCCTGGCAGCCCGTTCAAGTGCTGCGCCTTCCACCATTCCGCCCACTCGGACACGGGCCGCCACGCGGAACCGTCCCAAAAATCCCAGAACCGGTTGGTGATGACATGCATCTGGCCCTGGGCTTCGTCGGCGCGCCATAGCTTCCAGTAACCGTCAACGGACTGCAGGCGGTGTGTGCCCGGGGTCAGGTTCACGTACTGGCGCAACGCCTGCTCGTCGGCCATCATTTCCTTGCTGATGATCATCATGGAAGTTCCACCTCTTCCCCGAACTTGCTGGCGACGTAGGCGCGCATGGCAGCGATCCGGGGCGTGCTGCCCGTCATCGTGCAATTCCAGCCTTTGGCGACCGGCGGCGAGCACAGCGTGTCGACCGCGATGCCCTCTTTCTCGTAGAGGTTCATGCCCTGCATGGTCAACGATGCGCCGAATGGATCGGGGTCATTTCCTCGCGCCTTCGCCACCGCCGCATCCAGCAGCGCGCCTTCTAGTTCGGGGACCTTGTGCTTCATGGCGCCGCTTCCAGCTTCACCAGCTTCACGTCCGGCGCCAAGGTGATCTGGCACACAGCCGAACCAGCACGCGGCGAACGCACCTTCACGCGGCCGGTAATCAGAATGCGCTGGCCGTCCGGGTATTCCACGCCGAACTGCAGCACCTGGCGGCGCGCGGCAGCCGGCACGACCACGGCCTGATACACCGGATCGTCGAAGACGTCGAAGGAAGACACCAGCCGGTTCCGTCGATCTAGACCGGCGGAGAAGCTGAGGACTTGCAGTTCGCACACCGCACGCGCCGCCTCAGTCTTCAGCTTCGCGAACAGGCGTGTCCGACCGCGCGGAGCCTGTGCATACGGAATCTCGACCATGCTCACCTTTCCCGGCGCAGCCGCGCCGCCGTCGATTGTCACTCCCGGCGCCGCTGGTGCCTGAACTTCCCGTCCAGATCCACCCGCGCGCCGCGCTTGCACTCGTTCAGGTACGCCAGTAGCTTGCGGCCTTGGCCAGCGTGCGGCAGCTTCCCTTCGCCCGTTCCGCGGCACGCTGGGCAGGCCTTGCTCGAGGTGCGGCCGGTCCCCTTCACCACCCGCAACTTCACGCCCCTGCAGGTCTGGCACGTGGGGTCCAGCCACCACAGGAGCACGGCGCTCACCAGGTGCACGCCCTCTTCGATCTCCTGCTCGTGCGCCCAGAAGGTCAGCCCGTCGCGCACTGCGGGCAGAGTCTTGAGCTGCTGCAGCAGGATCTTCAGCTCGTGCTCGTGCCACCGGTCGGCCTGCTCCTTCGCCACCACCAGCGGAAGCCGGTACCGCGGCCGGCCGTCGACCGCGTCGCGCACCAGGCCGGCATGCGGGTTCGGCACCGTCTTCACGTGCTCGCCGCTGCCGTCTTCCAGCGTTGCGGGTTCCTTGTCGAGGCTCGCGGCGAGCTGCTCGATCGCAACCGCGGTCGGTGGGATCGGCTTGGCCGACCTATCCCACTCGGTGCGCAGCCGCATCAGCGCCAGCCCCATGCGATGGGTCGACATGCCCGCGGCGATGATCAGGTCCGCTGGCGTGCGTTTGTGCGGCTCCACCTTCATCGTGGACGTGCCGGCCGCGGAGATGTAGCTCTCCTCGATGTCGGGCCGTTCGTTCGTTGCGTTGGTGCCATCCAGCATGTGTTGCCCCTTTCCTGCCTCTGCCGTTGCTCGTAGAATTCGGTTCTCACGTCGTCATCTACGGGCCCCTGCGGAGCAATCTGCGGGGGCTTTCTCTTTCAGCGCGCTGGATCGTCATCCGGCTGCCCGGGCCCGCGCCGCCGCCGCCCTCGTCCGCAGTTCGGACATCCGTCGTAGTAGTGCTCGTCGCACCCGTAGACCATGTCCGCCATTGGCGGCACCCGCGGGGCCGAAGGTGGTGTCGGAGGCGCCTGCGGACGGGCGTAAGTCGGACGCGGGTTCACGTTCGAGCCCTCGAAGCGCGGCACTGGCGCTGGCGGCGACCGACGAGGCGAGATCTGCCCACGCAGCAACCCGAGGAGCCGCTGCGCACGCGTTACGTGGTACAGCGCCATGAGGTTGCACGCCAGGCTCAGAATGACCAGCAGCAGCAGGGCAAGTTCACGACTCACGTTCTTTCCTTCGCGCGGTGACCGCGCAGTTGATTCACAGTTCTGCCTGCGCACGCGCAATCGCCACCAGCCGCGGTTCGGCCTTCGTCATCACGTCCAGCAGTAGCCGTTTCTCCTCCAGGTACACCGCCGCAAACTGTGGGGCGTGCTGCACGATGCTGCTGGTGTTGGAGATCAGGTCGGCGACCTTGATGGTTTGCACCCAGGCTGGAGCCGATGCGAGCCGCTCGCGGCCGAGGCGCTTGCGCTCGGCGCGGTTGCCCGTTTCGAAGTCGGACAGCAGGGCCACGCCAACCGCGACTTGCACGCCGAAGCGGTTCTCGATCTCTTCCCCGGTGATGTCCTGATCCTCTCGGCTGTCGTGTAGCCATGCCGTTGCGAGCATCGCCTGCGGCGGCACCATGAATTCCTGAGTCACCGTAGCAACGATCCCGGCAACCTCGGCCAGATGGTCGGTGTACGGGTTGCCGGTGTACTTGCGGCGCTGGTCCTTGTGGACCTCGCGGGCGAACACCATGGCTTCGTAGGCAAGGCTCATGCTCGTTCCCTTCGTGCGGCAGCGCCGCTCTTCAAGTTCTTGATCCTGGCCATCTCGACCTGCAGCTCCTGCCGCACCCTCGCCCGTGCGCCTGGCCCGCACAGGTGGCACAAGAGGTCCAGCTGCCGCTCCCGCTGCTCCGAAGGCATGTGCGCCAGCTTCCTGATCTGGCAGCTGGGGCACGCGTCGACGTAGTCGCGATGCGTCGCGATCTGCTGGGCGCGCGTGCAGCTGCCGCAGGTCACTTGGTGCCCTGGCACATCGCACGCACGGCCGCCATCGCTCGCTCCGGGCTCACCGCGCGTGGGTTATGGACTTCTGGAGGAATCTCCGGCGCGTCGACATCCACCCGCCAGCCCGCCTGGTCGACCACGATGCGGCGGGCTTGGTGCACGGCCTCTTTCTCGACACCGAAGAACATCGCCATGGGGCTTTCGACGTCGGACCACTGCTTCGCGTCGCTGTCCACCCACAACACGTTCCGCAGCATTTCACCGTTGCGGTACACCATCCACGGCCCGGGGTTTTCGCTTGCGGAGATCCTCATCCTTCGACTCCATCCACGCCCAGGTACACCGGCGGGTGCGTGCGGCCCCAGCACTGGAACAGCACCAGCGCACCGCCCGCGATCGCCGCGCGCTCCGCGTCCGTCGGCCGCCAGAAGGACTGCACGCCGGGCGCGCCGTCCGGAAACTCAACTCGCGTGATCGGCAGGGCGCGGCAGTCGTCAATGCCCACCCCAGGCGGTGCGCCCAGGACGGCGTTGTTCGTTGGGTGCTGAGTGAATCTCATGCTGGTTTCGCCTCCATGCCCGCGGTCCAAGCAACGGCTTGCTCGAACTGGCCGGCGCGCACCCGGCGCATGCACTCGACCTGCGCCTTGGCCATCTGCAGCGGCGTGCTCGCGCGGAGGATGTCGTCGTACAGCCTGATTGCTTCGCGCATCGCCTCCAGGCCCGGGCCGGTAAAGCCGAAGCGCCGGTGGCGCCCGTACAGCGCATCCGCATCCATCAGCGCGCCCTGCGCCGCTTTGAACACGTCGACGCCCGCCTGCCCGATTCCTTCGCAGCGCACCATCCCGACGTTCAGGACCGCGGCGAGCCGGTCGAACTGGTCGACGTCATCACCTCCGTGGGACAGGTGCTCGAAGGCGGTGTGCACCTTCAGCAGGATCCGCACGAGCTCGGCTTGCGGGAAGGGTTGGCTGGCCGTGATGGCATCGAGCGGGTGCAGGCCTGGGCGGTGCTTGCGGCGGGTTGCTTTGCGCATCGTCACCCCTTCATCTGCGCCGCGATGATGGACGCCGGCAGTTGCAGCGACGCCGGCTCGATCAGGTAGAGCATGTCCAGCGTTTCCGGCTTGACGATGCCGGTTCCGTCGGGGTGCGGATCGTGCGCCATCACTCCTCGATGCCACACCGTCGCGTGGTGCATGCCTTCTAGGCGCGGCGACGGGCCGCTGACGATGTGATACCCAGCGAGCCGCAGATGCGTCCACTGCGCCGGGTTGTCGAACGTGAGCGTGATGATGCCCAGCCCGAACTGCCGCAGAAAGGAGCGACAGGCGTTCCACCATTCCGAGTCGTCACTGCCGACCTCGCAGAAGTTCGGCACCGCCTCGATGGGCAGTTCCAGAATGGACGCGAGGCAGGCGGACATGCAGTTGCCTGACGTTCCGGTGACGGTCTGCATGACTGGCTTCACGGCGTGTCTCCGATCGGTGTCGCGTTGAGGTGCTCCAGGGCCCGCCGCGCCGCGCTCCTGAATCGCTCCGGCTCCGCTGCATCCACCCCGACTTGGCGCCACACCAGCACCATCCGCAGGTGCGCCTCCATGTAAACGCGTTCCTTCAATGCGGCCGGCGCGGTGCGGTCCGTGTCGAGCCAAGCGTGGCAAGCGCTGCAGCCATGCACGGAGTGACAGTCGTCAGCCTTGCGCGCGCCGGCCTTGCCATGGATGCCCAGGTTGCTATGGCAGGCGACGGTGGTGTCGACACGATGATTGCAGACGCCTGGCACGAGCAACAGGCAGGGTCGGTTCTCCGCCATGTCCAACAGTGCGCGGTCCCGATAGGCCTTCGACTTCGCCACCGCTCGGCCGCTGGTGCTGCCCGCATAGCTCGGCACCTGCAGCGGCCGCAGCGTAGAGCTGGCCAGTGCAACCGCCCACGGCTTCGGCTCGCGCTCGACATCGGCCCCGTGGCGGCGGCTCTGGCGCAGCGGGGCGATGCGCTTCATGGGTGTGCGCTTCACGCCGGCACACCTTTCGGCGCTCTGGTGCTGGTCGGCACCGGCGGCAGGTAGCGCAGCGACTCGTCCTTCTCCGTGTGGCCGGGGGTGCCGATCGGCTCCAGGGATTCGTCGTTCAGGCCCTCGTACGTAATCACGTCCCCCGGACTCGCGTAGCACTTGGCGGTGGGGAAGTACACAAAGGCGGTGCAGATGATTCTCTGGACTGGCTCGATGTCCCAGGAGCCATGCTCGTTCAGGCGCACGGTCTTCACGATCCGCCCGGCGAGCACGCCAGCGCCCATGTCCTGGCAGAACGGCTTGATCCAGGCCATGCCCCCCGGCTTATTGCGCAACGGTGGCGGCGGTGGCGTGCCGCGGAGGAAATCGCGGATCCTGGTCCACGTGCTCATGTCTTCCGTCCTTTCTTCGCTGTCGCCTTCTTCACCGGGGCCTCGGGCTCCGGCTCTTTCTTCACGCGCTTGGCCTTGCGCGCGTCCGCTTCGATCAGCTCGTAGGTGAGCTGCACGAGGGATTTGCGGGCCGGACGTGTGGTGGTCATCGGTCTTCCTCCGGTTTGCTGAGCACGGCTTCCAACATCGCCGGCCGCTGCGCCGCCTTTACCAGGCGCCAGAGAAAGCGCTGCGCGCGCTCGGTCTCCAGGTACTCCACGGCCGCGGCGTGGAACTCGCGCATCTCGTCTTCACTGCACACGTCGAACGAGGTGGAGCGCGGCCGCGGCTTCCCTTCGATCCAGTCGACGTGCCCGGCACCCACCTTGATCCAGTCGTGCAGGCGGTCGAGATTGCGGAAGCGCTCTTGCGAATCGAACAGGCGCTGCAGGATCACGCGGTGCCGGCGATGGAAGGGCCCGCCGCGTTCTTCCTTGCGCAGGATCTCGAAGCCCTCGCCGGGTGCGGCGTTGAACAGGTCCCGAACGAACCGGCGCCAGCGCTTGTCGTTGCCGGCATCCATCCCGCGCACGTGCTCGGTGAAGAACCTGCGAAGAATGTCGCGCTCCTGGTCGGGCAGCGTGTGCAGCTGCACGACCGGGCAGATCAGGATGGGGGTGGCCGCGCTCACCGCCACACCTCCGGGCAGTACGTGATCGCGAACAGCGCCTCGGAGCCCTGCACGTAGGCTTCCATGAGAGCGTCGACCGTCTCGAATACCCACGCCAGCCCATAGCCAGCCGGAAGGCCAGCAAGGGCGGCCAGGGTGCAGAGGAGGATGAGGGTCTGCATTACGGCTGCGCCTCCAACTGCAGCTGCCGCGCATCCTCGGGCCGCGAGCGCCGCGCGCGGGTCGGCTTGCGCTCCGCCGGCTGCGTCAGCAGGTCGCCCATCTTCGCGGCGCATCGCACGCCATAGCCCTTGCCTTCGACGATCACGACCTTGCGGATCGGTCGACGGCAGCGCGCGCAGTGGCTTTGGATCACGCCGCCTTCCTCTTGATGAATCCAGCGCCACCGCACGTCGGGCAGTGCACGTAATCGGCATTCCGCTGCGCCTGAAGGCGCTCCTCGGACTCGCGCCGCGTCGCGTCATCCTTCTCGCGCCGGGCGCGCTCCCACATCAGCACAGCTTGGAGGCGGGTCTTCGCTTCCATGCGAGTCGTGAGGCGGTCCCAATGAACGTCAACGGTCTTGGAGGACAAGCCAAGACGGCGGCCGATTTCCTTGCTCGTCAGCGCGTGAGCGGCCGCCAAGGCAAGGACTTCCTCCTGCCGTGCAGTTAGGTTCCAGCTCTCTTTCACGCAAGTGCTCCAGACAACTGGTGCCGCACCAGCAGTGCGACCCCGAGCGCAGGCCACGCATGCGAGCTGACGCCGTACAGCGGGCCGGGCTGCCCCTTCGTGCCGACCTGCGGTGTGGCGCCGCCGCCGGTGCGCGGGAACAGGTCAAGGATGGCCTGTCGCACATTCGGGTCCTTCGCCTTCGTCGTGCCGCACAGGTGGAGCTTCACGTCCCTGCGGTACACCAGCCGGACGGCCTCCGGGTCGTGCCATGCCTGCTGGAAGCGGCCGATCCAGACGACCGTCTCGAACACCTCGCGGCCCACCGGCATCCCGTAGCTGGCGATCATTTCGATAGCGAGGGTGTCGGCCTCCGGTCCCTGCCGCGAACAGCCTGCGTCGTACGCATCCTTGTGGCTTGCCACGACTCGCAGCATTTCCGCGTTCAGCGAGACGCCGCTGGCGACAACACGGCCGCTTTCGTAGAAGACCCAGCCGGTCTGCGTCGTGCCGGGATCGAGCGCGAGGATGAGTCTGCTCATGTCGGCCCCATCCACGCCAGCCGCGACCGCATGGCGTTGAACTTGTCGCGCACCAGCTCCTGCCGTTCGGCCGAGAGCGAGAAGCTGCCGTCCTCGTTCGGCTCGATGCCTTGGAACACCACCTCGCCGGTCATGATCGAGAACAACACATCGAAGGGCTCGGGCTCGGCTGCGCCCGCTTCGGCCGCGGCTTGCTCCGCTGGGGCGGCTGGCGTTTCCGGCGTGCGGACCAGCAGGACCAGCTCGCCGTCGACCCAACGCTCTTCCACCTTGATGACTCCGGGCGTGTTGTTGACGACGGTGATCGTCTGCGGCGCCTCGGTCGGCGCGGGCGTCACCGCCGGCGGCGTGGGCGCTGGTGTCGGCGCCGCCGTAGGTGCTGGCGTGGGCGCCACGGTAGGAGCTGGCGCCGGGCTCGCGGCCGCCGGCGCGCGAGGCTCGATCAGCTGGTTCGCCCGCTGGGACCAGCAGCCCTTCTCCCGGCAGATGTCCCGCGTGCAGCCGGCGCACAGCTTCTGCCCCGTTGGCGGCGGCCCTGGTGCGCGCGACGGCGCCGGGATGTCGCTGCCCACCCGCGGCGCCGTCATCTTCGGCGGCACGAACCCGGACGGGCCGGGCTGACGCGCGTGCTTCGACTCGGCCCCTACTGAGTCCGCCGCAGCCGCAGCCGCATCCTTGCCGAACGTTGGCACGTGGATCGCATTGCGGGAAGGAGCGGGCGCGAATGCTGTGCCCGCGTAGCGCGGGGCGCCCGTCTCCACGCTGCGAAAGATCAGCCCATGGCGGATCGGCCGATCAAGGTAAGCCGGCACCGCGCTGCGTGCTACGTCCATCAGCGGCGCCAGGTCGGCCGCCAGCCAGATGCGGTTCGGAGCGCCCAGGATGGCGTCCACTCCGATCTTCGTCTTCCCGCCAGGTTCGTAGGCCATGGTCAGCTCCTCGCGGTGACCGCGAGACTGCCGCGGTGCCGGTAAGCACCGAAGGGGCCGCCGGCGCCGACGTACACCCAGCCGGACACCATCGGCCGCGGCACAAAGTAGCCCCCGCACGCAGCGGCCACCGCCAGAGCAACAGGGTGGAAGTTCACTTCAGCCGCCCGCCGCCGCGCGCTCCAGCGCCTTCTCGGGGGTGTCCTCGTCGTCGTCTTCGCCCGCATTCGGATCGCGGACCTCGAAGCCATCGCCGCTGCCCAGCAGGTCGCCGCCGCCGTCATCGCCCGTCGGCGGCGTATCCGGCTTGCCGCTGCGGTAAGCGCCCTTGCCCTTCACCAGCGTGAGCGTCGGCGGCGCGATGATCTGCACGTGCCCATCGCCGACGGTGGCCAGGCCGGCGCACCGCCCGTAGATACCGTCGTCGGCCAGCTCGTCGCCGTTGTACTGCACGGTGAAGCCGATCTCGCAGGACCCGCCCTCGAAGATCTCGTACCACACGCCGGTGAGCACGCAGTCCGTGAAGTCCAGGTTGCTGCCGGCCTCCTCGCCCAGGCCGAAGTCCTGCACGAACCGGTAGCCGCGCCACTTCTCGCCCTTGGCGTACTGGTACTTCGTCGGCAGCTTCGGGTGCCGCAGGTTCGGCAGCGGGATCACCACTTCCGGCAGGTGCTCCTGCCCGGCCTGCATCGCGTGGTTGCAGAAGTGGTGTTCGCGCAGGCCCTTCTCGATCAGGTCCAGCAGCGTGTTCTCGCCCTTGATCCTCATGGCGATGTCGACTGCGCGGACATGCTCTTCGCCGTGGAACTCCGGGCGCGTGTTCGCGTTCGTGAAAGTCACCTCGGTGACGTCGGGAAGCTCGAAAGACATCAGGTTCTCCTGGTGGGGGCTGCGCGCTGCGGCGCCGTTTCGTTGATCGCGGCTTCCACCGCGCGCGGAAGGTCTGCGTGCAGACCCGGGTCTTCGGCAGCAAGGCGCTTTGCCTTGTCCCTGACGTAGTCGAACCAGCCGCGGCCGCCGTCGCGGATCAGGCGCAGGCACCAGGCGTGCACGCTTTCGCGGTGCGTGGTGATGTCGTGGGTCATGCGTCCTCATCGCCACCAAAGATGCCGTCGCTGCTGGAATCAGAGAGAAAGGAGATGGCCTCGGCGCGCGAGCTGCCGACGTACTGCTGCGACTGATGCAGGTACCACAGGCCGATGTTTCCTTCCCAGCCGCTGCCGTTGCGCTGCTTGTCGACGATCAGCATCGCGTCGGGCTTCGCATCCAGCAGCGCGCGCTCAGCTCCGCGTGCGCGTTCCTTTTTCTTGTTGCGCCACACCGCAATCACGTTGTCGACTTGGTCCGTGATCGCCCCAGTGCCCTTGAAGTCGTACTTCGTCGGAAAATCGTCTTCCTTCGCCGGCTTCTTCACGTGGTGCACGACGTGGATGTGGATGCTGTGGTCGCGGGCGATGGCGCAGACCTCGTCGATAAACGCCTTCTGCCCGTTGTAGTCGTCCTCACCGGCCACGCACTTCATCAGGTTATCGATGAAGAGGTGGTTGATCCCCAGCTCCTTGGCGCAGTAACGCGCCACGGCGCATACCTGCTTCCAGTGCACCGTGCCCTGCTGGTCGTACAACCACAGGCGGGTGTCGGTCCAGTCGCGAAACTGCTCGTAGAGGTCTCGCATCGCTCGACGCTCCACTGGGTTCGCCAGCAGCTCTGGATCCTCGATGTCTTGCTGCGTCCACTGCCGGCCCATCCGGTGCATCGTCTTGATCGGCTTCATCTCGAAGCTGGCGACGGCGATCTTCTCGCCCTGTGCGGCCAGTGAGATTCCGACTTGCCCCGTGACCAGGCTCTTTCCGCTGCCGTTCTGTCCACCCCACACCGTGACTTCGCCCTCGCGAAAGTGGATCAGCCGGTGTGTCTTGCCCCACGGCATGAAGCAGCGCTTCTCCTTCTGCGGCGAGTCGACCCGGTCGATCAGCGCCTGCACGTACAGCGACGCCGGGCGCACCCGCTGGCGCGCTTCGGTCTCGTGCTCGTACGCGCTGAAGTCGATGTCGTCGGGCGTGATCACCGGCATAGCGCCTCCCACGTCCGCTGCAGGTTCAACTCGTGCCGCTCGGTCGGCTCAAGCACCGTCGGATACGCGCCCGTGTGGTCCACCATCCCGTAGAACTTCACGCCTACCTGGTGCAGCGCCTCGAGCAACGCGAGCATGCGGGCGGGCTCCTGGTGCGCGCTGAAGACCGCCACCCAGAGGCCCACCAACGGGCGCCAGTCCATGAATCGGGGGTCATCGGCTGCACGCACGACAACCACGCCGGCATCGTCCTCAAGCCAGCGAGGAGCCTGGCCGGCAAGAACCGTGATGACGCCGGACGGCTTCTGGCCGTGACGGCGGAGCTGGCGGATGACTTTGAGGCTCATACGAAGGTCTCCTGCCGCCCGGGCTGGCCGCCACCCTTTGCCGGCGCCCGGTCCTGCGCTCGCTTGAGCCAGTTCGTCAGGAATCGCGCATAGTTCGACTTCTGGTTGGCCGGATTCGCGATCAACCACGCGCAGGCCGAGGCGAGCTCCCGGCCTATGTCGACGGCCGGGTACGCCTTGACCCATTGCTCCCGGAGGAGGTCGGGAACCGACCATGCGCCGGCTGCGGCATCGAAGCGAACATCGTTCGCTGATGCACCCATACCCTTCCCCTTCCCCAACCCCGAGCCGCCATCTGCTGGCGGCTGTCCGCAGCCTGCTGACAACCGTTCGCGGAATGTCTGCAGGTCGCTGTCAGAAGGTGGCGGGTATTTGCCGTTCGACCGCACTCGCTGGTCCCACTTCGCGATCTGCAGGAACGGCTGCCCGTCGGCCTTGTACCGCAGGATCAGCAGCTTTTCCTCCAGTTCGCTCAGCCACGCTTCGACCTTCGCCGAGAAGTTCGACTGCTCCTTAAGCGGGAAGCACCGCGACCGCACGATGGCGGTTCTCGCGTCGAACCGGCCAAGGTCGTCGCACACGACCAGCAGACGGTAGAAACACACCTCGGCCTCCGCGCTCACGCTGTCGATCAGCGCCGAGTCCACGATGCCTTCCTTGAGAAGCCGGTTGGGCACCTACGCGGCCCTCCCCGCCAGCGCCGCGCGCGCCTGGTCGCCTCGGTCGATGAAGTACCCCGCCCCGGCGTCGATCCGTTGCTGGATCTCGGCGTGGATGGCGTCCGCCACTTCCCGGCGCCGCCTGCCGATGGCTTGGTGCATCTGGTCCATCCACTGCACCGCCTCGTCGCGGTCGTAGGGATTTCCGTGAGCCACGAAGCGGGCGTAAGAGCGTTCGTTCAGGCCCGCGCAGGCGACGATGTGCTCCTCGAGCTCGCGGTCGTCGCTCGTGATCAAGACGCCTTGCAGCCGTGCGCCAGCCGGCGTCTGCAGCACCAGGTTGCGAGCTGATCGGGCGTCAGCAGAATGGCTGTGTCGATCCTGTCCGACAACGGAATGGACGTGGGCTGACACTGCGCCTGGAGTCGTCGCGGCATGCTGCAAACTGGGTGAGTTCATGCCGTTTCGGCCTGCTTGAGCAACAATGAAACAGCCTGTCGATACGCTGCAGTCGCCTCCCCCGGCGTGGGGAACGCGCCAACCCAGCGATGAGCGATCAGGACCGTGTAAGGCCGCGTCTTGTTCTTGGGGTTGAATTTCCAACCCTTGCCGGAGCCAAGCCTCTTGGGTAGGCACCTGGCGTTCATCTCGCGGAGGTTTTCTCGACCCGTCACGATCTGCACGTTGTGAGGCGCGTATGGCCCTTTGTCACCAGGCCGCGACATCACGTACTGATCGATGCCTTGGCCGCGCTGCTCCCACTTCCCCGATTCCTGCCAGACCTGCCACCAGGTGTCGAACGTGAACAACCATTCGATGCCGCGGGTCTGCGCGCAGAGCCGTTGCGAGTGGTACTTGTGTACCGGCCCGCGCACCCTTCGTGCGCCGACAGGATTCGTGCGCGTCGGTGACGAGGCGTCGCGGGTGAGGTCGGGATAGGACTCGCTCACGCCGCTTCCTTCTGCGACGACCGCAGCAGCGCGATCTGGAAGCGGCGCTGCCACTCCTGGTGCTGGGCCGGCATGACGTGCACGTCGTACGGGTTCTCGGGCTGGTCACTTCCCGGGACCCACTGCGCAGCGGCTGCGGATGCCTGGCGCGCGATCGCGTCGATGCTGGTGATCGTGTCCATCAGCGGTCCCCTTTCGAGGGGAGTTGCATGAAGGCCAGGCTGCCGGCGCGCGGCGGGTCTGCCCAGCGCGCCTCCTGTACGAAGACGTCGCGCATCATCGAGTTCGTGACGCGTGTCGGCTGAGCGAAGTTCTGCGCCGGCAGCATGAAGTGCCTTGCGCCTGCGCTCTTCGAAGACAGCGGACCGATCGGAACGGGCTTCGTGCGGCGGCTCATGCGGCGGCGCCTCCGACCAGCACGCGGCGCAGCGCGACGTTCTCTTCCAGCGCCAGCCGCAGCCGGCGTTCCGTTTCAGTCTCCTGTCGGCGCATGCTGTGGATGTCCCAGCCGCGCGAGTAGTTCATCCACATCAGCGGAGCGTCGTTGCCGCACACGTCCATGACGCCGCAGAACTTCTCCCACTTGATGCCCTCGGCGCCCTGCTTCCAGCGCGTGAGCTGCGTGTTGTCGACCTTCACGCCGTGCTCGTTGAGCGCCTTCTCCAGCTCCTTGTCGTAGCTGTAGCCGGCGAGCTCCGCGCAGTACTCAATCGCCTTGCCAAGGGACTGCTTGCGCATCACCTCCGACAGCGGCACCTCCACTGAAATCAGGGTCGGCTGGGTCATGTCCGCAAAGCTCCGCCAGAAGATTGCGTGGCGTTGCGAGGCTCTTCGGGGCAAATTGCCGAGCCATGACGAACACCGCGCGAACGAAAAGAAAACCCCGCCGACACGAGGCCGGCGGGACAAGCCAGCGCGCCGCTTGCTTCGGCATTGCGCTGACGGGAGGAGACGGTGGTGCCCCGCTTGGCATAGCCCACCGTGCAGAGGTGCACAGCGCGCACGCCAGGCACAGTCGCGTCATGCAGATGCGCATTCAGGGTGCCCGCCACCCTCCGGCATACGATGCGGCTCACAGGGTGTTCCCCTCGTGAAGCACGGCCTTCGCCTTCAGGTAAGCGGCGTGAGCAGCTTCGGACTGATCGAAGCGCCCGAGAAACTTCATGCGGCCCTGCGGATCGCGGATTTGCGCAACGAAGGTGCCGCGTTCTCGGCATCTGGAGACGCCCAGCAAGCCATTCGAATTCGTAGCGTTAGCGCGCTTGCGGTTCTGCGAGTTCACACGCGGGGCAACGTCTCGCAAGTTCGCAATACGGTTGTCGGCGCGGTCGCCGTTGATGTGGTCGATTTGCTGCTCGGGCCAGTCACCGTAGACGAACAACCACGCGAGACGATGGGCAGCATGTGTCTTGCCGTTGATGCGGATGCGGATGTAGCCACGCGCGGTACGAGTGCCCGCCGGACTGCCGGCGGGCCTGCGGGAAGAGACCTTTTCCCGCCAGCGGAATTCCCCGCTCCCCGGGTCATAGGCAAGGAGGGTATGCAGGTGATCCAGGCAACCATCACCGGAAGGGGCGGACATGAAACTGACGAACTTCGAGATCGTCGAGGGCGACACCGGACCGGAGATCCTTTTCACAGAGCCACCCAGCGCAGAAATGCTCGACCTGCTGATCGTGCAGCTCGGGAAGAAGCGCGCCAGCACGCTGCCGCCAGTCGGACTGCAACCGCCGGCGATGAACGAGCAGGTGGAGATGCATCCGACGCCGAAGATGATTGCCGCGGCGGCACTGAGCGGAGAGCCGATGCTGGGCATTCGCCACCCTGGGTTTGGCTGGTTGCACTTTCGCCTGGACGAAGGCGGCCGCCAGTTCCTTGTGCAGCACATGACTCGCCTGGGTCATATACAGCCGCCGACACCGCATTGATCGCCATGAGCAAAGGCGCGAGCGGAGGTACAGACCTACGCGCTGAAGCGGGCAGAGGAACTTCTTCAAGAATCGATCCGCGAACGCGACCGGTAGCGCCGCAGGCGCACGTCGAGCGCACGAAGTCTTCGTCCAGCCAGGCTACTTGCGTGAACTTGGTGCCTGCGCACTTGGGGCACGACGCGCAGGCCCCGGAGGCTGCGGGGATCGCCGGATGCTTTGCTGGTGAGCGTGCTAAGCCCAAGTCAGCAAGATCGCGAATGGTTGCGTACCTTCCTCCAGGCGCTGCGAACTGGGAAGCCCTGATCCCCTCCAGGGCGTCGCTGAGTGATGGCGAGCGGACGTGCCGCCGCCGCCACGCGATCGGTGTTGCGGGCCGCATGTCAGGCTGCCTTCTGCTCGGCCTCGCGCTCACTCGCATCCGGCAGCGGGAGCAAGTCCGGCCAGATGTCGCGGAAGCTGGCTTGGCAGAGCATCTGCCGCTTCAGGACTCCGCCGGTATCCCTCTCGACCTTCATGGCGGCAGCGGCATCCATGTCGCGGCGCCCGGAAAGGCACTGGTAGAGGTACTGCTCGTTGATACCGAGCTGTTCAGCCCAGCGCTTGCGTTCGGGGGCGGTAATTGCAGACATGTCGCAAGTCTAGCCGTACGCTAGCCAATGTCAAGCTACTCGCTAGCCACGGGCTCTAGCTATCTGCTTGAATGTGGCAATGGCTGCTGAAGAGAACCGCCTCGCCCATTTCAGGCGGCTTGTCGAGAGCCTTTCCCCAGAGGGAAAGGGCGGCAAGCCGCTCCTTCGTGAGGGATACCGCGTGGTGGCTGACGAGGCCGGGCTGACGTACGACTACGTCTATCAGGTCTACACGGGCAAGAGCGGGAAGACGCGGCTCGGCGAGGACGCGGTCAAGAAGATCAGCAAGGCCTTTGGAAAGGACAAGCCGGCGGATTGGATGGACCATCCAGTTGGCGTGGCGAACGTCGATCACGACTTCGGCCCTATTCGCCCGCCCACCCTGGAAGAGGCGTGGGACCGCATCGCCGAGGCCCTCACGTCGCTCGACGAAATCGGCCGCGAGATGGCTGTGTCGATCCTCACTTCCCTGGCCAAGAGCCCCGAAAAGCCGGGAATGTCCTTTCAAATGTTGGAGACGCTGGTGCGTGTGCACGGTCGACGGCCGCAAGATCCCCCGCCGGCTCCTACGAAGACCAAGAAGACCACGACCTCCGCACCGGCAACGCGGGCGACCGGGAAAGCCGCCCTGGTCCTCAAGATCGGAGGGGGCAAGAAGCAGCAGTTCAACCTGCCTCTGACGCGCGGCGCATTCCGCTCAGAAACGGCGCCAGCGAACGAACGCGCCTGGTACGAGCGCGTCAAAGCGGTGCCGAAGGCAAGCGACGAAGAGAAGCAATAGCCAGCTGAGATGGCCGACCGAAATCTTCCTCCCCCTGTAGAAGACAGTCCAGCCAGGTGGCCGTGGGTTGTTGGCGGCGTCGTCGCGTTGGTCGTTTGGTGGGCATGGTCCTCCAGCAGCGACCCAGCCAATCAGGAGAAGAGTCGAGCGAGGGATGTCATCAAGCTGTGCTGGGGTGAGCAGAGTCGCAAATCACTTGAGCCCTCTGCCGCCCGATTAGCCGCCGGCGCTTGCGAGCGCATGGAAACCGACTTCACGCAGAAGTACAGCGTGCGCCCGTAGGTCCGCAACATGAAAGCTTGGAAAGTCACCCAATTGGTCGGCGTTCTCCTCTTGCTCTTTGGAGTCATCGTCCGCGCGGGGGCTGGAGAGTTCTGGGGGACCGGCGTTGCCGTTTTTGGTGTGCTCGTGTTCGCCGTCGGGCGGGTCGCCGGATGGCTCAGGTCGGATCAGCCGTAGTCGCAGTGCTGCTACTGGCCGCGTCGGCGGCGGCTGCCCCGCGCTCGGCCGCCGAACGCCTGGCCTTCATGCGCGAGCAGCCCTGCCCTGCTACGGGAGAGCGCCGCGGCGGGTGCCCAGGCTGGGAGGTCGACCACATCGTGCCGCTGTGCGCCGGCGGGCCGGACACGAGGCAGAACTTGCAGTGGATCCGCAAAGAGGACCACCGGTTCAAGACGCTGGTGGATGTGAGGGAATGCAGAAAGGAGCGGCGTGATGCCCGATGAGAAGGTGGAAACAACGAAGCCGACAGAGTACGACAGAGCTGTTGCGGTAGCTGTCACGCTTACAGAACTCATAAACGCATTGGTGCGCTCCGGCCACGTGGACGGTGCCGAGCTGGCGAACCGGCTCAAGGACTACGAATTGATGATGCTCAAGGGAACGGGCGGCGGTGGTAAGTTGATGTCTGCCATTCGAACATCCATCAGCAAGAGTCCGAACGACGACGAGGAGCAGGAATGACCAAAGTTTCGACGACCTTACTGGACCGCCTGGCCGGCTCCCAGAAGGGGGGCGCCGGATCCGGTTCCTTGCCCACGCCGCCGCCGCCCCCATATGATGGCGACATGGAACCCCGAATCAAGGCCCTCGAAGACTTCGCGTCTGCAGCGAAGGAGAGGCTTGCGCGCATCGAGACAAAGCTAGACACGTTCGCCACGAAAGAGGACCTGCAGCGCGAGTTGCATAGCCAGACGTGGCGCTTCATCGGAGCTGTCACAACCTTGGGCCTCGCCATCATCGGCGCGATGGTCTGGATCGCCAAGAACGTACAGTAGTCCACTTATCGCCCAGCACCCAGCCCGCCGCGCGCGGGCTTTTTTGCGTCTGCCGTTCGTCCGATTCTAGCCGTAGTCTAGCTTTAAGCTTGACATAGTCTAGCGTGAGGCTAGAATTCCGCCACACCCGAGATACGGGCACTGGAGGGACAGATGGCACACACGCAGCAGCGCGAGGCGAGGCAGATCAAGCGGGAGGGCATCCTCGGCCGCATCGCCAGCGGCAATCACCTGGCGGCGCAGAACGACGAGCTGGACCTGATCGACCGCGGGCCGGTGACCCAGCCGATGGAGCTGTCCGAAGACGACTGGACGGCCGCTGACCTGGCGCGCGACGAGAACAAAGGGCCGAAGCTCGCCGCGCGCAACGATGCGCAGGCAGTCGCGACGCAGGTCATGGACCTGGACGCGATGCGCCGGGCTCGGTGGCTGTGATGAACGCCGCGCAGGCCCCTGGCGAGATCGCCAAGCCCGTGATGAAGGTCCTGGCCGCGACCGACGACCACCTGCAGGGCCTCATGCACTACGGGCACAGCCACGACCTGCGCGAGGCAATGGCTACGGTGCAGGAACTGGTGGAAGCGCTGGAACCCTTCGCGCAGTGGGCATCCGGCTTCGGTCCCCACGGCCGCGAGGATTCGTGGGTCATCGCGAGAACGCCTGCGGGCAAGACGCTGACGATGGGCGACGTGCGCCGTGCGCACTCCGTCATCGCCAAGGCTGGGGGTGCGGCATGAAGCAGATCGGCACCTTCAACTCCGCCCGCTGGGGCATCGTCACGGTGTTGCGCGCCACGTATGACGGCCCGAAAGGTCCGACAGCTGTCGTCCTGCAATCGAACGGCGGCAAGCCGCTCGCAACGCTCAGCGTGAACATGTACAGGCCGGAGTGCACGCACGATTCCAGCGACCTGCCTGCCGATTGCTTCTACGCGAAGGAGTGGTCGGAGAACAAGGTGCTCGCGGCGGAGGCGCTGAAGAGTGGGCTGTTCAAGGTGCGCGATGACCTGCCCCCGGCGCGCAGCGGATTCGTCACGGCGCCCGTGTGGCAGATCGGCGGTGCTGCATGAACGCCGCGCAGCTATCACGGCGACTTGTACGGCGTCGGCTGGGACCGGGCACAAGAAAAGGCGGAGAGCGCCATCGCCAAGGCCACCGGAGCGAGCGCATGACCATCCACCGCATGCCCACCCAGCGGGTGAACCACGAGCGGCCGGTGATCGTCATCGGAGAGGCACTCGCAGCCGAGATCGACGAGCACGCATGGATTGCGGCCGACATCGATGCGAACGTCGACAAGCCCGCGAAGGCGCACGCCCGCAACGATGCCCGCGCCGCTGCTTTGCAGCTGGTCGACGTCGATGCGATGCGCTGCAAGGGTGCGCTATGAGCCGCAGCGGTTACTCCGAGGACTGCGACGACTGGGACTTGATCCGGTGGCGTGGTGCCGTGAAGTCCGCGATTCGCGGTAAGCGTGGGCAGGACTTGCTGCGCGAACTGGCGACAGCGATGGACGCCATGCCTGTCAAAGAACTGGTGGCCGAAGAGTTCCAGTCGGACGGCCAGTTCTGCGCCCTCGGCGTGGTTGGTGCGGCGCGTGGGATGCCGGTTGCACATCTTGTCGACGCTGAGCGCGAAGAGGTAGCCAAGACCTTAGCCAAGACCTTCGGCATCGCCGAGGCACTTGCCGCCGAAATCATGGATGTGAACGACAACAGCGGGCACTTCTACGGGCGCTGGGCGCTTGGCAACACACGCGGCGAAGAGGCTGAGCGTGCCGACCGCGAGAGGCGATGGCAAAAGGTGCGCGCATGGGTTGCGCAACAGATCAAGAGCGCCCCGCTATGACCGATTCCACACACAAGCCCGGCGATGGCTGCGAGAAGCGAGTGGCTGAACAGCTTGAGCAGTTTGCCGCCGCTCTGCGCGCATACGCAGACAACGAGTACTGCATCGGCATCCGCATGGCCGGATGGCATGACGCGTGCCTTGGCTGGGAGCACAAGGTGGCGAAGGGCAAGTTCGGCCGCGTCGAGCACGAGGCGCACGAGAAGATGAACAAGCACTTTGGCGCGCACTACGGCATCCACGCAGCCGTCACGCAGGCGCTTCTCTCCATCGCTCCCGCTGTCACGAAGGAATCTCCATGACCGCCCCTATTCCTGGCGATGGCTGCGATGTTGGGGGGAGTGCGCCAGCACGAATGACGGCGCAGGACATTTGCCGCGCAGCAAAGCCGGGCGCTGCCGATGACTGGTGCGAGCATGTCCTGTGGGGGCGCACACCCTTCCCGGTCGGCAAGGTGACGCCCCAAAGCCTCTACAGGGCCGCTAGCGCCCTCGCGCGTGCCGAGAACAAGGGCCACATCCTGTGCGACTTCTGCGAGGTCGTCGTGCCGCCCGGGCACTACACCTGCCTTGCGTGCGATGCCGTGCTCACCAGCGCTCAGGAGCAGTCATGACCCAAGACACCGCACAACAGGCCGCGATGCGCCGCGAGTTTGAAGCGTGGGCAAAGCGCAAGAACTACATAACCGTTCCTGCCGATAGCGACTCGCTCCACACCTACGAGCTTCAGCACGTAGAGGACATCTGGACGGGTTGGCAAGCCTCTGCCTCCTCCCATCAGGAGACGCAGGAGACTTTTGACGGCTCACCCTACCTCGGCCGCTATGCAACAGCGGAAGACGGAGTAACCGTCACCACGAAGGACGCGGAGCCGCATTGTCGCGTGCAGGAGATTTGCCTGACCGACGAGCAGCGCAAGTTACTGACCGTCACTCGCAACGTAAACATTCCCGGCGTGCCAGCACCCGCCCGTGGCGTTCAGGAGACGCAGGAGACTGTCCGCAAGCTCAGAGAGGCGCTGGAAGCTGCGGAGAAGTTGCTCATTTACCTCGGGTGCTGGGATGACGCAGTTGTAATCGCCGCCCGCGCTGCACTCAAGGAGACGCAATCGTGAACATCGAATCCACCGACTGGCTGGAGAACGCGGAATGAGCAAAGCAGAACACGCACGGGGGCCGTGGGAAGCGTGGTTCCTCGGTAAAGGATCGACGCTCGCCGTGACCGGGCCCGCTGCTGCTGCGGCAATGTGCTGCAAGTTCGCCTTGCGTGCCGATCTGGTCAGCAAGGACGACCCATGCATCGAAATTGCCGCGTCCGACAAAACGGCCCCCGCACTCGTTTTCGGAGACACGTTAGCTCAGTGCGAAGCCAACGCTCGCCTGATCGCTTCCGCGCCGGAGTTGCTCGCCCTCCTTGTCCAACTGAACGACGCTATCGACCGCCTTGGTCATGGCAGCTACAGCCTTGAGAGCCGCGATGGATTCGATGCGCAACTGTTCGTCGACGAGGTTCGCGCCGCAATCGCCCGCGCCACCGGGAGTAACGCATGAAGTCCCGCCACATGACCCGCATAGATGTTGGCAACAACCAAGGCCGTAACTGCGAAGCCTGCCGCCGCGCAACCGTTGACGCGCTGGAGTCTCCCGTCGGCCGCGCTCTCACCGCCATCCTGGTGCTGATCGTGCTGGGGATGATCCTGCAGGGTAGTGGCGTCGATGTGAGTTGGCCGCTGTGATGCGCCGCCCGTTCATCACGCGCGTCCGCCGCTTCGGCACCTGGTGCCAGCGCTTCGCCGTGTCCATCCTGATGCTCACCGGCTTCCTGCCCGCGCCGCTGCTGCTGGTTTGGTTGAGGTGGTTGCACGAATGCATGCATCCGCAGCACCCGGGCATGCCGACCGTGCTGGCCGAAATCGCGGAAGTTCAGGAGCGCTGCCGTGCTTGACGTTTTCGCCGTCCGCTTCTGTCCTGGCGGCGAGAAGGTGAGCCACGGCGTCACCAGCTCCCTGTGCTCGTTCTGCAGCAATGGGCGCTGCATCAGCGCGCAGGCCTGCGAGGTGCCGGACCCGGAGCTCGAACCGCCCAGGCCTCGCCTTCCCTCCATCAGCCGCCCTGTCCTGGTCGGCGCATGCCTTGCCGTGCCCGGCCTGATTTTCTTCGCCGTGGCTCTCGCACGGCACTTCCTCACCTGAAAGAGAACATGAACGCACCCACCCAGCGAGCCGAGAGCGGCGCTCTCGCCATCCACGAACCCCAGTCGTACGAGGTCGGACAGGTCAATGACGCAGCCGCGCTGATCCTCGGCCCGGCCTTCGACCGCGTGCAGTCATTCGCAAAGCTGATGTCGACCGGCTCCGTGTCCGTGCCGAAGCACCTGCGCGGGAACATGGGCGACTGCATGGCCATCACGATCCAGGCGCTGGGCTGGCGCATGAACCCCTTCGCGGTTGCGCAGAAGACGCACATGTCGCAGAGCGGAGCCCTCGGCTATGAGGCACAGCTGGTGAGCGCCATCCTGGTGAGCACCGGCGCGATCAAGCGCGAACCCGAGTACGAGGCCATCGGCGACTGGTCCAAGGTGTTGGGCAAGGTGGAAGAGCGGCAGGGCAAGGCACGGCCGGACGGCACCGAAGGCGGCAAGTGGTTCGCTGCCACCTACACGAAAAAGGACGAAGAAGGCCTGGGCGTCATCGTCCGCGCCACGCTGAGCGGCGAGTCTTCCCCGCGCGAGCTGCGCGTGATGATGTCGCAGGCGTACCCCCGCTTTTCGACGCAATGGGCCACGGACCCCTTTCAGCAGCTTTGCTACCTTGCAGTGCGCAAGTGGGGCCGGCTGAATTCCCCCGGCGCCATCCTCGGCGTCTACACCCCGGAGGAGCTGGAGGGAGGCCCGCCGATGGAGCGGCACATGGGGCCGGCCGATGTTGTGCAGCCCGCCGGCCCGGCGGCGGCCGCAGCCTCGGGCGACACCAAGACCGGCGCGCAGCAACCGGCCGACAGCGACGCCGACTTCGAGAAGCGGCTGCCGATCTACCAGGGCTACCTGGTTGCCGGCAAGTCGCACGACGACATCGTCGCTTTCGTGAAGTCCAAGCGGCACCTGACCGCCGACCAGGAAACCAAGATCCGGGCGTTGAAGAAGCCGGGGGCCGATGCCCAGGCAGCCGCCGGCCAGCAAGTCACCGACGTGCAGCCGAAGGACCAGGGCGCGCCGCAGGTGACCTATGCCCAGGTGGCGGATCGCATCGCCAAGGCGGCCACCACCGAGCAGCTCGATGAAGCCGAGACGCTCATCCCCGCCATCCTGGATGGCGAGCAGCGCAACGAGCTGTTCGGCAAGGCCGAAGCCCGCCGCGCCGAACTCACGAAGGGGGCTTGAGCCATGGCGATGACCCGCTACACCGACGAGCCGGGAAGCGCAGCTTGGCACGCCCGCCGCGCGCGCTGCTTCAACGCAGGCGACGCCTCCGCCATGCTCGGGTGCCACCCGAGCGGGAAGACCCGCACCCAGCTGCTGGAGGAGCTGCACACCGGCATCGAGCGCGAGTTCAGCGACTACGTGCAGGAGAAGGTGATCAACCCCGGACACCGGATTGAGGCGCTCTGGCGCCCGATCGCGGAGCAGATCCTGGGCGAGGACCTGCAGGTGCTGTCCGGATCGCTGGACGTCGGCCTGTCCCGGCCGCTGGGCGCGTCCCTCGACGCGGTCACGTTCATGGAGGACACGCTCGGCGAATGCAAGTCCGCCAACGAAGCACTGCGCGCCGCCCTGCCCCACACCGGCCGCGACAGCCATGCACGAAATGACGCACGGCAGCTGCCCAAGGGTTACCGCACGCAGCTGGAGCAGCAGCAGATGGTGACCGGCGCGACGCGGACGCTGTTCTCGGCGTGCCAGTTCGATGCCGACGGCAACGTGACCGAGGAGCGGCACGCCTTCTACAACAGCGACCGGGCGCTGCGGGCGGAGATCCTGGCCGGCTGGAAGCAGTTCGCCACCGACCTGGCCGCCTACGTCCCGCCCGCCGCGTCCGCCGTCGAGAAGATCGTTGCCGAGCCCGTGCAGGCCCTGCCTTCCGTGTCCGTCAAGGTCGAAGGCAGCATCGTCATCCACGAGAACTTCGACGCCTTCGAGGTCGCGATGCGCGACTTCTTGGAACACCGGCTGATCCGCGAACCGCGAACCGATCAGCAGTTCGCTGACCTCGAGATGCAGATCAAGGCGATGAAGGGTGCTGAGGCCGCGCTCGACAACGCCGAGGACAGCTGGATCGCGCAGATCGAAACCGTCAGCCAGAAGAAGCGCCGCAAGGACATGTTGAAGGCGCTGGTGCGCGACAACCGGCTGCTGTCCGAAAAGCTGATGGCGTCCGAGAAGGAGCGCCGCCGCGGCGAGATCGTGGCCGGCGGGGTGAAGGCGCTGGCCGACCACATCGCTGCCCTGAACAAGCGGCTGGGCAAAGCCTACATGCCCACCGTCCAGGCCGACTTCGGCGGCTGCATCAAGGGCATGAAGTCGCTGGCCAGCATGGAAGACCGCGTGGCGACCGAGCTGGCACGCGCGAAGATCGTCGCGAACGAAATAGCCGACCGGGTCGACGCGAACCTGAAGGCGCTGCGCGAGCTGGCCAGCGAGCATGCCTTCCTGTTCGCCGACACGGCCATCGTGGTGCTGAAGGCGCCGGACGACTGCTTGGCGGTGATCACCAGCAGGATCGGGGAGCACCGGGCGGCGGAGGAACGCCGGCTCGATGCGGAGCGCGCGCGCATCCGGCAGGAAGAAGAGGAGCGCGCGCGCCAGCAGCAGGAGCGGCGGGCCCAAGTGCAGGCCCGCATCGACGGGATCAAGACGGCCGGCGCCGGGGTGACCGACAGCGAGAACATCGCCAGAGCCATCCGCACGCTGCAGTCCTGCACGCTGACCGAGGCCCTGCTGGACGACCGTGTCGCCGAAGCTGCGCAGGCACGCGTCACCCGGTTGGAGCAGCTGGAGATCGCACACGCGGACGCGGTGGAGCGCGAGCAAGCCGCGGCGCGCGCGGAGCAGGAGCGCCAGCAGCAGACTGTCTCGGATGCCGAAGCGCGCGCCGTCCAGCCGCACCAGCCGCAAACGCCCGTGCTCGCGGCGGTTGCCGGCCCTGCCGTCATCCCCATGCCCACCCGCGCGCCGGCCGCGCCCTCCGGCCCGCCGACGCTGAAGCTCGGCGACATTCGCGACCACCTCCATCCCTTCCAGATCGACGCCGCAGGCCTGGAGGCGCTCGGCTTTCCGCCGGCTGGCCGTGAAGGCGCCGCGAAGCTGTATCACCAGGCGGACCTGCCCCTGATCCTCACCGCCGCCATCCAGCACCTGACGAAGGTTCGGGACCAGTTGGCGAAAGCCGCCTGAAGGACACACCATGCCCACCGGATACACCGCCGACATCGCTGACGGCATCAGCTTCGATCAGTTCGTCTGGAACTGCGCCCGCGCATTCGGCGCTCTCGTGCTGCTGCGCGACGCGCCGTCCGGCGCCGCCATTCCCGAGCGCTTCGAGCCGAGCGGCAGCTATCAGAAGTCGGCTGACGAAGCCCGCGCGCAGATCACGCTGCTGGATGGCATGACGGCCGAAGAGGTCGCCATCGCCGCGGCCGCCGCCCACGAAGTGGCCCTGGCGAGCTGGCGAAAGCGGCTCGCTGCTGCGGACACACTGCGCGAGAAGTACGCAGCGATGCTCGCGCAAGCGGAAGCCTGGACGCCGCCGACGGCCGAACACGTTGGCCTGCGCGACTTCATGCTGCAGCAGCTGAACGAGAGCATGCGGTTCGATTGCGGTGTCGGGCCGCAGCCCGAGCGGCTGGATCCGGCGGTCTGGATCGCAAGGCAGTTCGAACAGCACCGGCGGATGCTCGCCACGTACGAGCGCATGCACGCCGAAGAGGTCGCGCGCACCGAGGGCCGCAACCAGTGGATCAAGGCGCTGCGCGAGAGCGTACCCGTCCCGGCAGCAAAGGCGGCCGCATGAACGCAGTTCCGACAATTAGTTGGGCGCTGCTGGCGCTGGGCCTTGTTCGCAACAGGCTTATCGCAATGGGCATCAAAGCCGAGGAGGAGAACGGCACAGCGCTCGTCAATCTCGATGCGGCCATCGCCACGCTGGCCTCCATTCCTAGCGTGCAGCCGGCCACCCCTAAACCCAGCACTGGCGCGGCTTCCGAGCCGATTAACGAAGCGCAGCCGGCCACCCGTGGCGTGATGGTGGATGCCGACACCAGCCACCTGAACTGCTTGGAGGCGCGGCGCATCAGCCCCGGCTATGCGATCTGCGAACCCTGCAACACCGGCTACCCGGAGCGGTGCCTCTACAAGCGCGGCTCCGGCGCTGCTGGCGACGCGGAGTACCTGTCGTGGGTTCCCCGTGGCGTGAAGGAGGTTGACCGTGGCTGAGCCGAACATCCCCAAGATCGAGGCCGACGCGATCTTCCACGCGACCATGACCTGCCTGCCGGCCATCACGCAGGCTTACCGCTACTTCCACGCGCAGGGCAAGAACGAAGACGACTTCGACCGCTGCGCACGCGAGGCAATGACGAAGGCGGTGCGCAACGCCGTCGAACTGACCGCCCGCGAAGTGAAAGACCCGGTGTGGCCCTACGCGCTGGACGATGCCGCTGCTGGCGTGGCATTACCTGATGGAGCACAGCATGGAAAGTGACTTCCCCCGCATCACGATTGAGCGTATGCGCGAGGTCATGGGCAAGCGCGACGCTTTTGCCACCGTCGCGCTGAACGCCAACTTCAGACAGTACGGCAGGGCGCGCGGCTGGTGCTCCTGTTGCGGAGAGGTGAAGACCTGCGCGGACTGGTTGCCACCGTACCAAGTGTGCCCGTCCTGCTTCAATGCGGCGCTGCCGCAGAACCGACGGTCCTACGTGACGAGTGTGCCCGACCAGCCGCCGGCAGTCCTGATTGCGATGGGCCATGCCGAATACGAATCGTGGGTGCCCCGTGGCGTGGCACCGATTGATGGAGGCCAGCATGGTTGAACTGAAACCGTGCCCGTTCTGCGGCACATCACTGGTGCGCTACGAGCCGCGCCGCGAGGGCGACAGCTGGTATCAGCACCCGACCAGCGACTGCGTTCTGTCCGCTGTAGGGCTGGGCGATCCGTTCGTCATCTTCGAGAGCGCGGGCGACTTCGCCAAATGGAACACCCGCGCCGCTGCTGGCGTGAAGGGGCCCGAAGCGCCCGGCTGCGCCCGCTGTATGGACATGGGCTGCGGAGCGTGCAGCTCACTGTTCCGTAACGTGCCAGCCGCTACCGGCACCTGTCCGAACAAGGAAGCGTGCAAGGCGATGGATACCTGCGCCGGGCTATGCGACCCGAGAGACACATCGCCCACTTCTGGCGTGGGGGTGCTTGATGGCGAAGCGAAACCGCGCGACACGCTGACGCAGGCGAGGGGCAGTGATGCAGATATGTAAGCGCCTCCTCTGGTTCGCGCTGCTGCTGGTGTTCGCGGCGGCCGCGCGCGCGGTGTTAGCCATGATTGACCTGTGCCACGCGGTAAGTTGCCGGTGCTCGCCGCACTGGCCTACAACGCGCAGCGTCGCGCCCAGCGGGCAATGAGCGAACACCCGGCGACGAAATGCGATCGTGGCTATGCCAAGGGGAAGTGCTCTTGGCCGGCCTGCGCCTGCGGCGTGGAGCGCAATCAGTGGCCTCCGGCAAAAGCGCCTGCTGGCGTGGCTGTGGGTGCATCGGCTCTCCAGCGCGAGGCCATCATTCGGGCTGCTGTGGCTGCGATGCCGAACTGCAATCCCGGCGTGGCGGACGACTTGATCGAAGGCCACGCCATGCACATGGAAGCCGACGACCTCGTGGCCGTCTGGCAGGCCGCCGCTGGCGTGCTGCCCGATGACGTGGCCCCGTGTCGTGACGCACAACAGGAGAACGACCGTGGCTGACCACGACAACACCCGCAAGGCGTTCGAGGACGCGGTGTTCAATCGCCGCTTTCGGGCCAGTGTCCAGCGCAACCCCAAGGTGACGTACCGCAATGGACACCACGGCTCGACCGGCGAGCGGCTGTATTACCCGCGAGGAACGCCGCAAGGAAATGCTGGCGTACTGCCTGCAGCTTCTGGACCAGGCAGACACGGTGTACGCGATGAGCGCAGCGGATTTTTACGAGAAGGGCGAGCCGTGGCACTTGGATGGACTTGGCCGACGAATCCGCAAGGAAATCGAGGAACGGCGAAAGGTGGCCGCTGATGCGTAAGGAAGTCATTGGCGACGCGACGCTGTATCTCGGGGATTGCATGGAGATCCTACCGACGCTGCCAAAGGTGGATGCGGTGGTGACGGACCCGCCGTATGGGATTGATGTGGCGAACTCCATGAGCGCTGACTCTGGGCGCGTGTCCGGGCATGGCAGCCGCAGAGTCGCAAGAAAATCCTACGCTCCCTCGGACTGGGATCGGGCGCGCCCAGCATCAGTTCTGGTGGAGATGGTTGTCAAGCAGGGGCGCTGGGCGGCAATCTTCGGTGGGAACTACTTCAATTTTCCTCCATCCAGTTGCTGGCTTGTCTGGGACAAGCTGAATGGCGACAACTCCTATGCGGATTGCGAGTTGGTGTGGACTAACTGGCCGATGGCCGTCCGGCGCATTCAATGGCGTTGGCACGGGATGATTCGCGAGGGCATGGAGGAGCGTTTCCACCCTACCCAGAAGCCTTTACAGGTTATGGGCTGGATGATTGACCTGTGCCCCAAGGCTGACAGCATCCTCGACCCGTTCATGGGCTCAGGAACAACCGGGGTGGCTGCCGCCGAACGCCGCCGCCAGTTCATCGGCATAGAGCGCGAGGAAAGCTACTTCGACATTGCCTGCCGCCGCATTGAGCAGGCGTACAACCAGCGCCCGCTATTTGACGCAGAGCCGCAGCGACAGCCCGAGCAGATGGGATTGGCATGACTCTCGTCGCCGACTCCACCCGCTGCCTAGGACTACTTCCCGGCCCTACTGGAGAGATCCCCTGCACAAAGCGCGAAACCTGCGCCCGTTACGTTGAACGGCACGACGGAGCACCGATGGCGCAGTACCTCTGCCCCACGCTAGACGAGTTCTATGGCGCTTATGTGGAGGTGAAGGGGTGAAGCGCATATTCGTCATGTCGCATACCTTTGAAGGGGCAGCCGTGAAGGTCTTCATAGCAATAGAAGTGCCGGACGATTGGGTGCGACAGCTCGACATGCAGCAGACCGTGGAGCGCGAAGTCAAGGCCGACCGCTGGGCATGGCATGCCGTTCCAACCTTGCCAGAAATACGCAAGCTGCTGCGCGACGCCATCGTCGCAGCCGAGGGAGCGATGAGCCCGCTGGCCGACAGGAGGGCGATGCGCCTGTTCGCCATCGAGGATGAACACAAGCTGTGGCAAGGCATCGAAACCCTCGCTGTTGCTGCTGGCGTGAAGGCGTCGGATGAAGCGCAGCGGGCCGCCACCCGTGCCGAGGTGCTGTCCGATGTTGACCCCGTGGTGCTGGAGGCTTGGAGGCTGCAGGGCCACAAGGTCGGCGCGATGCTGCGGGAGTCGCAGACAGCCGTGATCGAACTACAGGAGAAGCTGGACGATGCCGCCGATGGCGTGGGAATACCTTTGAAGGGGCAACCGTGAACGACGACACCGAGCTTCAAGGTACCTTCGCGTGCTCCGTCTGCGGCGCGGCTGAGCCGCACCATCACGACATTGCGCACATCAACAAGCGGCGCGTCGAAGAGACTGTACTGCGCCCACGCTTCGAGCAGTTGCTGTGCAGCTTGATGCAGGGTGGCGAGCCGTTCAGCGAACTGCGTGTTTCCGGCTGGGGCAACCCCGCGTTCTGGAGCAAGCGGTGGGAGACGCCCACCATCGAGATTCCTTCTGAATACCGCGACAGGAAGGTCGAAGCACTGTGGCGATTCTTCTTGCGCGCCCAGCCGGACGCACTTGGCGTGACCCCGTGTCGTGACGCACAACCGAAAGGAGGTGCGTGATGGACATCTTCGACGTAGTGGTGAAGCTAAACGGCTCAGTCGAGCCTGTTGGGGATTCGCACATTGACGAGCGGCGCCTCGGCAACCTCCGCGCGCTGTGCAACCTGACTGCGGAACTGCTGGAATGCATCGAGTCCGTCGCGGAATCGACCAACGACCACATGGCAAGCGTCAAGGCGGCGAGGGACGTTGCAACCGCCTTCATGGCCGACCTGGCGAAGGGACTAGCGGACCGCTTCCCCTGTGGCGTGCCGGTGGTCCCATGCGGCCTGCCGCAGTGCCCCGCTGGCGAGTGCTGCAAGTCCCCTGACTGCCTCAATCTGCCTAGCTTCAACAGCATTGCTGGCGTGGGAATACCTGCCGCGTGCCAGCACCAGTTCAGGCTGGAGCCGGATAGTGCGGGCGGCAAGGTGAGCCGCTGCGTGCATTGCACAGCGCTGGAGCCCGGTGGCGTGCCGGAGGCTTTCAAGCCCGACTGGACCAATTACGAACAGGGCCGCAAGGACGGCCGCACCGAGGTGCTGGAGAACGTGCCGTCGTCACATGAATGGCTGCGGCTGAAGCAGCCAGAGACATACCGACGCTGGTGTGCTGGCACGCTCACGCCGTCAGAGGCCGATTGGATGGCCGGGTGGGATGCGTGCCGTGCTGCCGCCGATGGCGTGGCGGAGACGCAGCCTCTGCCTTACGCAACGCCGCTGGAACTGTGGCGGGCGTTCAAAGACGGCACGAAGTTCGTCCTGCACTACCACGGCAAGACGTTCGACGTGACGCACATGGACCCGCGCGAGAAGGTCGTCTACATCAAGCCGCCGGGAATGCCAGTGAAGGTGTATCCCGATGGCCGCAGCGCCGAAGGGGTTGGCTCCAACATCTGGCTCGCCGCCGCTGGCGTGGAAACGTCTGATGGGGGCCAGCCATGAGCGGCATTCAAGCCATCGCCGTCGCAGTCGGTTTCGTTGCTGCCGTGTTCGCTTTCGGCCTCGGCGCCGGAGCGATTGCGGACTGGCTGAATGCACGGAAGCAGATGCGGATGCTGCAAGCAGCGGACGCACTTGGCGTGCATGGCACTCACGAACCCAAGGAAAACGACCATGGCTAAGACCTCCGTCAAATACCCGACACACGCCTTCCCGAACGCCCACGCCTTCCGCTCCGAGAAGCGCAGGCATCTTCGGGCCCTTCGCAAGGCCCTAGGTCAACTGCGCACGGGTTGCGCCTACTTCCCAGACGGCGGCGAGTCTGTGGCACTGATGATCGACCGCACCGTGCTGCTGGCGCAGCAGTTAAGCGTGAAGGAGTGGGGACGATGACTGCACACGAAACTGGCGTGGCCCCGTGTCGTGACGTACAACAGGAGAACGGCAATAGCTAGCACAACCCTACCCCCAGGACTC